TTCAGTTTTTTAAAAAAGTCATTTTTTTAAATTTCTGAGTTTTTTAAGAATTTTTAATTTTAAATGTTTGTGAAAACTTACGAAAACCTCGGTAGTTCGGCATTATATGTTATAAAGATTGGCGAAAAGTCAGTATTTGCAACATATAATACAAATATCGACAAAGAATACGAATTTATGTGTGAAAACCCACAAATATTCGAGAACAAGCTGTCAGAGACCTTGAAAAGAGAGGAATCTGTTGGTAAACTATTTCATGCCAGTATAAAAGAAGGAGAACTAGTCCCCGCTGAGAAATAAATGCCAAAAAAATACAATATAGACCAAGGAGACGCCAATTCGGACGATCTCAACACATATGGATATCAAATTAAGAATATAGACAGGTCCAATAAGAAGAAGATAACACGGATCAGGAAAGATAAAGACAGATAGTGTGCCGATATTATTAGTGGCACACAAATGGTTTCATTATGCATAAAAAAATGCAATAATAGAGTATAAACAAATTCAGAAACCAATTATGTCATTCTTCAAACACGTTGAACTTCACAAATATGACCTAACAGATAAAGATATCTCTCAGGCATGCTACGATGAGATGAAGGCAGAGGGTTACGACTTAGTAATCACAGAAAAAGAAATGAGAGTTCTTGCCGATCACAGACGTGAGGAGTTTAAGGACTATATGAGACCTCTATTCGCTTAGGAGGTCTTTTTCATGCCAGAAAATACTTGGATCTATGACACTGTATGGGAAGAGTACAGAGAAGAGCACGGTCACACAATCGACGAGATGAACGAATTCATTTGGCAAGGGGACAGATCAGTAATTAAGGATCTGGAATCCAGAGCAAATAAAATGATGTGGCAACTAGACCAACGTTCGGCGTGGATGTGCGGTGATGAACCATTATACAGAGTACCAGAAGATTGTCCCTTTTAATTATGACTATTGCAGACGAACTATTTGATCAGGTTGAGGAACTCAACACATCTCTACGTGAACTAACCGACTATGAGTTAGTTGATTGTAGACAGGCACTCATTGAGAGAACCCATATATTAATGGGACTCGTTTTGGATCTGGAGCAGGAAGATGTGTGACAGTAAAATAAGTGGCACACACCCAGTTGCATCACCAACATCATCTGCTATAATTAATGTATAACAAACAAATCAGCAAATGATCAACTATCCACAAACTGCACACCTCTTATCTTATCTCAGAGAGATGTCAGCAGACTCACCTAACAAACCTGACTTAGAGTTAGCGTGTGACTTCATCGAGATTACTTATCCAGAGGTAGACTTAACAAACGATAACGTTGTTAACTACATCGCAAAACTTATTGACATTAACTTCTAAATTGTACACTATCCTATTCACCCTATTACTTTTCTTCACTATGCGTAAAATTGAAATGCAAATGAACACAGCAATCAGAAACAGAGTTAACTGGTCTGGTGGCAATACTACAGTAATGATTGACCCAGAGAATGCGGATCAGGCAACTGTATACTTACACGGTAATAGAATTGCTCAGGTATGCAGCGAGTTTGTCGCAATCTTTGACGGCGGGTGGCAGAGCAACACCACTAAGAGCAGACTTAATGCATTGTGCCAAGAGTTCAGACCACAGGCAGGAGTTTTTCAGAAAGACTGGACTTGGTTCATTAGACACGGTAACTCAGTCTTTCCATTCTTATCAGGATCGCTAATCTAAGCGGTCCTCTGGGCGTACATCTCGCAGTTTTCTGATTTATGCCAATTGTTGTAAGTCCCAGAAACACAAAAAGTTAAAAACTGAGGTTTTCTGATTTTCTCGGTTTTTAACTTTTTTGCTTTTTCTTATAAATTAATATTATAAGATCTTTCTCATGCGGAGGTTTTTTTATGTCTATGAGTATTTCAGAGATGTATCAGGAGATGATAGATCAATATACTGAAATGTATATGTATCGAAAGGCACATAAAGGGATCAGGGATCCACATGTGCATGAAGATATCCTCGACGACATGTCAGCCGTCGAGGTAGATATTGAATTTACGAATGAGACCTAATGGTCACATCCGTGATCTGAGTAGCAATCCTCATTCCAGTGTTCTCCCTCATCGAGAACACCTAACCGTGTCATTATAGTGTCATAGATTTCCATAGCACTACGTGACATACGACCACAGGTATAGTCCCAACCCAGATCAGAGAGATCTGAGTATAGGTCTGCGTCATACTTTGGTAAGTTTGCGTACTCTTTAAATGTACTCGACGTCCTGGGCATTGTGGTCTCCTAATTGAATTGATTGTTTGAATGATGCAACTGCTTTGTCGAGTTGCTTAACGTCGAAGCGATCTATAAGGTCGCCATCTTCGCCAACATAATAGAATATTTTGTTAACGTTGCTGATTAGATCGAGCAATGCTAATTCGTTTGTAGTGTAACTCATACCGTAGTGTCCTCGATTAATTCGTTTAATACATCTGGGAAGTAATCGTCCCAGTAGTCTGATGCTTCGCCCATAAACTCAGCGTATGTGAGAGAGTCGAAGTATTTAAAGTAATCGTCTGCGACATACTCAGCGAGTTGCTCAGTAGTCATATTATCAACGATTCTTTCCGTGAGCAACTCTTTTAAGTCTGTGAATTGCTCACGGGTTAGATTAGGCAACTTCATACTCAGGATAGACAACTGGGTTAGTCTCTTCAACAGCGACAATATATCCTGTCTCGTTGAAATAGTCGTCTGCTATCTTACACGCTTCCGCAAAGTCATCAACGATCTTTACTGGCGAGGTGTAAACTACATACTGATTAATTCTCATAATCTGATTTGTATAGTACTCTTCAATTATAATCACTCATACTCATAATACTATACACAGTGTGCCACTAATATTACTGTCACAACATTAATTGTTTTCCTGCGTGTGTCATATAGAATACGTATAGTTACACATAACTATGCATTACTTCAACGTTATTGGTTTTCTCGATGATGACGAACTTCATAAGGTTTGGGACATTTGTGCCGAAGCAATGGAGCGTAAGGGTTGGGATGTTGACAACTCAGAGTTGTCTATCCGTGCCTATGACGATAACCTAAGACAGAACGTGGACGCAGACACAGTTTGCGAACCCGAACCCTGTGGAACTGAACACCCTTATTATTATGAATATTAAGACACGGATCGCCACAGAGTGTGACAATATCTTTTGTGGCATACTCAGGGTTGCAGGATACGCACCCACACTCTATACTAATAATAGTCAAACAAATCAGATTATGACAACAGCAACTTATCAGGCAAACCTATTGGATCAGGACACTGAGTACAACGGTTGGACTAACTACGAGACTTGGAACGTCGGTCTTTGGTTAGGTGGTGACGAGGGACTCTACGATATCGCACGCCGTGCCTTGGATTATGATCACCTATTAGAGATGCTCACCTGTCTCGGATCAGAGACCACTGGCGACGGTGTGAGATGGGACGATCCTAAAGTTAACGGTGTGGAAATCAATGAGATGTTGGAGGATTTTTAGATGACAACGTTAATTGTTTGGGGATGCATTAGCATCCTCTTATACATCTTCATCAAAAATTTTAAAAACAATGCCTAACAATACATTCCCATATCACCCGCTGTACAGCAGCGGATCACCCGCTGCTAAACACCTCTTAACATTTGCTTGGGTCCTCAGCCGCAATGTGCCAATTAAAAGAGTGTCCACTAACAGTAGCAGGAGATGACATATGCTCTATAATATAGTCATAGCATACAACACACTTTATGAAAAGACTCGAACTAATCATGGGAAGGAACATTCCAAACGCAGGAAGAGTATCCGACTCAATGATAAACTCATTCATTAAGGAAGAGATCATACCACATTTTGAGTATGGCACATTTATTGATGGCGAGGGATTATGGAAGGGAGAGTTTGAGCAAACCAAAATATTCTATATTGAGGTTGCTGATACTGAAGCAATTGCAACAGCAGTATTATTAAAGCATATCGCTGACAAATACAGAAAGCAATTCAGACAGGAGTCTGTGCTAGTTTCAGAAGTGTCCACCCAGACAACATTTGTCTAGGGTGATACACTATAATGTAATTAATTAATCAAATCAGATTATGCCAAATCATTGCTTTAACAGAGTTTCATTCTACTCAGACAACGAGGAACACATTAAAGAACTCTACGAAATTTTTGAATCAGGTACTAACCCTTACGTAGATAAGACAGTATTTGGTCAGATCATTCCCGAACCAGACTGGGCAGACATACCACTCACAGAGAATGACGTCAAAGAATACTCATTCTCAAATCCACGTGGCAAGGTAGGTGAGAAACCTATAATGTTCAATGATAAAGACAAACCCTTTAGAAATGGACTTCGCTTTAAATCAACTGATGTTATGGATGATCGCTGGTATAATTGGCGAGTGCATAATTGGGGAACTAAGTGGGATTGTTATGACCTAAGCACGGATGATTGCGACTTGCCAAATGGATTTGAAGCGAGTTTCAATACAGCGTGGTCACCACCTGAGGAAATATGCTACGCAATCAGAGAGAAATTTGATGGCATTTCTGTTAGTTGGTTTTATGACGAACCAGGATGTGAGGTTGCTGGTTATCTGTAGACAATTTACAAACTGTCCACTACCTATTGCAAAATCAAATGTAGTGGACTATTATTATAATATACAAACGAATCAGAATTATGTCAACTCTACATCACGAATCAATCTTCGAGACAATCTTAGACGAGGTATGCGAAGAATTTGGTATAGAATACGATCCAATGGGTGATCCAGATGTTAACCACGTTATAGACGAAATGGTTATGGAAAGATTTCTAAGTATGGGAGGATAATCCCATACTGGGCAGTAGGCAAGGGTGAGCAACGCAGTGTGGAAGCATTACCACAATTAAACTGGTCTTAGTCTCTTTAAGTCGAACCTCTACGTAAGTCCCAAATCTATTGCCTGACCAGCAATCAGTGCACCGACCTGTAACTCGGATAGGCATGGAATTTGCTAGGGGAGATCGGTCAATCTCCTCGCAACCTACACACCGAAACCAAAGGGCAAGGCGATCCGTAAGGATTTAATCTCAAACTGCCAAATTGAGTTGCCCTTATTTGATTGGCACATTAGTGTAAAGCACTGAACTTCAGCTGAGGGGTGTGCCAATCTTTAAACTGTCCATTAATGCTTGCATTCTCTACACTATGCGAGTATTATAATAATAGATCAGAAAAGTTTTATGTTCGACAATCAACTCAGACCATACTATCAGGGCAGAGTCTTAATGAACGACTCAGCACTTAATGACCCTGTTATTATCGCAGTGCTTGACGAAATGGCACTAAGAAATTTCAAAGACCTACCCAAACCTAATGCGGGTACGTGGTACATCTCGGATAGAGACTAATGGCATATTGCGACGTATGCGGGAATTTCAATTGGGAACACGTGGACGGAGATCCAGAGGTTGTTGCCAATATGACCGATGAGGGCAAAAGAAATTTCCAACCCGACCTCTATTACTATTGGGACTATCCATTAGAGGAGGATTATAATTGGCGAGACACATTTCCAGATACGGATTGTATGTGTGAAGTATGTTTCGACATCGCAGACAGTGAAAAGAAAATCAAATGGCAGATGCCACGTTGCCAAACACATCTGTGACAATTATCAAAGTGTCCACTAGGGGGTTGCATTTCTCACCTAGTGGATTATTATATTATTAACAACAAACAAATCAGATGCTTAAGAAACACTCACGCAACAAAAAATCAACAGCAACAGGCAAGTGGTCTGACGTGAACATTGCAGGGTCTATCTACTTCACAATCGCATATAGTCCCGAACTTGCATCTAGAGGTCTTGTTAAGTTAAAAGTAGGTATTTCTAATGCAGACTACGAAGCATCAAGAAAGCACGCTATGTCAGGTACAACTTACTCAGGCGAACACTATGAAGTTCTAGCGTGTGTACCAGTTGACGAGAACACATACATTCCACAACTTACAGGCAAACGTTGTGAACTTGGCGGTGTTCTTGAAATGGAGCAGTTTTTACACGGAGTTTTTAGAGAGAAGTTCAACAAAGGCGGTTACGAGATTGGAGACACCAAAGCAAGACCATTTATGCAATGTATCCACAGAAAGTTAGAATTTACAGGTCAACTACAGCAGTGCGGTAAAGAGTGGTTTTATGTACCTCTAGAGATGATAGACCTAATGCAACAGGCAGAGCAGAAAGGGATAGAGGTAGGCGGAGACCTATGGAATGTATGCCCAGAGGTTGCAAGGTGTATATACTTCGCACCCGCATATGACCAAGTGCCATCATTCAGAAAGGAGAGACAGCAGTTCTCTAGAGGTATATGGAAAGTAAACACACAGAGACTAAAACCAAATGAGAAGATAACCAACAACAACAAACTAAAGAGAACACCAAAGCAATGCCAAGAAGATTTAGATGCACCAAGATCATACAGCAGAAAATATATGTTGGCATGTTAACAAATGTAAACAATGCTCGCACTTTACCTCAAGTGTGTTTATAATAGAGGTATAAATCAGTTATTTAATTATTATGTTTAATTCATACGTTATCGAAGTTCCAAACACAAACATCAGAGAAGAGAGAACATCTCTCGATGAGTGTTGGGATATATGCTACGACCTAGCACAAGAATATGGTCTCGCTGAGGTCGTGTTCTATGCACTCAACGGAAACAGAGTAGTGCAGGGGTCTTACACAGACGCAGACTAATCACAGTCTCCCGCCCCTCGACAGTATCGGGGGGTTTTTTTAATGGGGGGTTGGTTGCCGAGCAAAATTAGAAAACGCTAACCTACAAAAGTATCCACTTGACCGAGAAATAAATATTAATAGGAAAATGAAAAACCAAAAACATCAAAACGAAAAAAATTTTCCTGGTAAAAAATCATGAAAAAAGTCGCACACCAATTCTTTGAAGATGACGGATTAGATTACGAAGATATGCTGAATAACTTCGATGACTTCTGTGATCAGTTCGAGAAGAGGGCATCTGAATCATATAATGGAGGTGATCCAAACAATGGAAGAGTTATCAAAGAAATTGAACGAATTGGAGGAGACACTCCTATGGCAGTCCGAGAAGTTAAATTCCCTAGAGAGGACTTTGGAGAGACTGGCGAATCCGTCATTGATGTACAAGCGACCAACGAGTGAGGATTACGAGACTGTCGCTCAGACACTCGACTATCTTCACAATAATGTCGAAGGAATCAAACAAGATTTACTAAACGTAGCGAGGGCAGTATAGTGTCACATTACACAGTAGGTTATCACGACCAACAAAGACATCACTTTGAGATCTGCGAGTATGCAGATAACACATTTGATGCAATTCAACATGCTAAGGAAGATGTTCCTTTTCTGAAAGATCATCCTCAGTATATTGATGAAGTATTACTAGAAAAAACATGACTTTCAAAGCACCAAACAAATTACCTTATGATGATTGGTTTGATGAAAATCCTCTGAAGGATTCAAAATATATCGACACACCGTCGTATGCATCTTGTGATATATCAGTACATCAACAGATGTATGACTTTTGTACTAGAATGTTAGCAAAGATTGGTGGATCTGAAAATGCTTATTGATGTAGATAAAAAAGAACTTGAAGTTATTGTAAGACAGTTGTGGAAGTCTCGGAAATCTGAAGAGGATGTCAAAGAGGTATACGAGAAGATGGAAGTATATCTAAATATCTGTAATTGTCAGCAACAACAATAATGGCATTTATCGTAGGTAAAGACTGTTTTGATTCTATCAGTACAGATGTAAACTGTACATATCCTCCTACTGCGTTAGGTGGTACAGAATTTATATGCAATAAAGGTAAAGGAAACATACGTTATGGTAATCCTCAGAATGCTAATGCAGAGTTAGTATCATTTCACGTTGGTTTACCTAGTCCAGAACCTACTTTAATCAACCCAGTACCTGGCATAAAGACTATTAGTTTCTTAGGTGTTTGTATACCAGGCACTAGGGTGATACTTTCAACAAAAAACTCTAATGTTTACTTTAACAATCAGTTACCCGCTGTGACTGGAGATACAGTAAAGTTACTGAGTACTCAAAGAAATTTGGTAGGACCTTTCAAGTATGCTACTGGAATTGGTGGTCCTAGGATATTCATAGGTACTGGAGGACCTGGTTGACAATTACCAAGTCTTATGGTATCATACAAACATAATTAATTATTATATGGCAAAAGCAAAAGGTGGTTGGGGTATTACTCCTACTATTGAGAGTACACCCAAGAAAACTAGACAGGGTACTGGACAACATTCTAAGTATTCTGCGACTAGTAGAAATAAAGCAAGGAAAAGATATAGAGGACAAGGAAAGTGAAGAAGAATTATATTACGAAAGTGAGAAGTCAGTTTAAGTCTTCTTACTACTATTTGTTCTGGGGTGCTGCTACTGTGGGAGTTATTGCAGGACAAATCTATGTTGGTTCTGGATATCGTGCTATGTCACGATCCATGAATAGGTGGTTTGAAGAGACTATAGATATTATCACTATGCCACACAGCATAGATCCACATATCTATGGAAGACCAGATAATAGTAGCAGGATGCCGATAATACAATGAACTGTTGGCACTGTGGAACTGAATTGATATGGGGTGGAGATCACTCCGTAGAAGACTTAAATGATGGTGACGAGTCTGAGTATGACTTCTGGTCTAACTTCACTTGTCCGAAATGTCAAGCGTATGTTGAGGTATTTCATCATAAAAGTGGGATTGTTACGACTAATGAATCTGATCTGTAATTTGCCTTCTGAGAAGGTGTGGGTACGTAAAGAATATTTGACTGACCATCAAAGTGGATTTGGTGAGTTTGTCGAGGGCGTCTGGGTTGCTTGTAAAAGTATACCTGGTCGTGCTTTTTATTTTGAGACGTACTTACCTGAGTATGGTGCGATGTATGATAAACTTCCTATAAGTGCCTTTCTCCGAGCACCGAAAACGCCGACGCCCGATATGAGTCTAGAGAATCTGCAATTTTGGAATTGTATGGATTATGGTGTGATGGCAATCAATAAAGGTTTCATATCTTCTATGGATGCGGAGATACGGACAAGAGACCATGGTCTGATGAAAGGGCAATATATTTTTACTCTTGATAACTACCATGCGAATCCTGATGTGATAGATAATAATGTAAGCGAAGTGCCACAAGAGCATAAGAGTCATAATTGTATCCAACTAGAGAATGGACAGTATGCATTGTATCCTAACAACAGGATGCGTCTGTATGACCTCTCTATCACTCCACAACATCCTAAGACACCAGACTTTAAGGTTTCTACCATAGAGTATCAGGTCGAGAATGGGACTGAGTGGGGGCGGTTAGGAGATACCGATGATTATTTCTGGGAAACACCTAAGGAGAAAACAAATGGTAATTAAAGTAGACAAATCTGAAGAATTTAAGAAAAGTGGTAAGAAACTCATCTCTGAGTACGATGCACAGGAGTGGTTAGATAAGATTGAGAAGAATGACGAAAGAGAATTGTTTGAGATGAAGAGAAAGAAGGAATTCCTTGACGAGTGCACTAAGTTCAGAAAAGGTGGATAAATAAAAGCAGCCAATGCTGTCTATAAATGCCATCGTTCCAGACATTCAAAGATTTGAGTGTTACATTCAAAAAACATCCTGTTACTGACGATCTTGTCTCAGTGAAGGATAAGTCTGCGATTGCACAGTCTATAACAAACTTATTAATGACTAAAAAGGGTGAAAGACCTTTTCAACCTAACTTAGGTTCTGGTTTACAGGATATGTTGTTTGAACCATTAGACTATGGTTCTGCTGCAATGATAAAACAAGAGATTGCAAAATGTATTAATAAGTATGAACCAAGAGTAAGAGTACAAAAAATTTATTGTGAAGTTGATTTTGATAACAACGGTTACAATGTTGAAATGCAGTACAAAATTGTAGGTAGAGACGACAGACCAGTGGCGGTAGACTTCTTTCTAGAGCGTACAAGATAATGCCATACACTCAGGTATCCAATTTAGATTTTGAACAGATAAAAGTTTCTCTCAAAGAGTATATGAGATCGCAGTCAGATTTTACTGACTATGATTTTGAAGGTAGTGCATTAGCAACTATAATTGATACACTCGCTTATAACACTTACTACACAGCGTTCAATACCAATATGGTAGTCAATGAGATGTTCATTGATTCAGCAACGTTGAGAGACAATGTAGTAGCGATAGCAAAGCAGTTAGGATATAGACCTAAATCAGCAACATCACCTATAGCATATGTTTCTTTTAATATTAACTATACTAATGCAACAACTGACACTGAGTTAATATTACAGGCAGGAACTGGTTTTGTTTCTTCATATGATAACAACATCTATTCTTACATTGTAACTGATGATGTTACAGGACAAGTTGTGAATAATGTTGCTACATTTACTAATGTTCCTATTAGAGAAGGTACACTTCTTACTAATACATTTACTGTTAACAGTGCTATTAAGAGTCAAAGATTTATTTTAGATAATCAAGATATTGATACTAATACAATTAGAGTACAGGTATATCCTGGCGGTGGCACATTTAATGAGGAATATAAAGTTGCTGATAACATTTTAGGTGTTGATGGTGACTCAAAAGTATTCTTTGTGGATGAGATTGAAGATCAAAGATATGAAATACTACTAGGAGATGGTGTATTAGGTAAGAAAGTTTCAAACAACTCACGTGTTGAAGTATCATATGTTACAACTTCAGGTCCTGAAAGTAATGGAGTTAAGACATTTGTCTTTACTGGTGTTGTACAAAATCCAAATGGTGTAAGTCCTAACGCTTTTACAACTACAGTTACATCAAGCACTGCCTCTTCGGGTGGTGAAGCAGTAGAAAGTACTTCTAAGATAAAATACACTGCTCCAAAAGCATATGGCACACAAGACCGTGCAGTGACCGCACAGGACTATGAAGCAATTGTAAGAAAAGTATATCCAGCAACAAGTGATATCATTATATTTGGTGGAGAGGATCAGGATCCTCCACAATATGGAAAAGTATTCATTGTATTAAAACCAAATGACGCAAGTTACCTTACATCATTAACAAAATCACAAATTGTTAGTGATCTTAAGAAGTATGTTGTTGCATCTGTAGAACCACAGATTGTAGATCCATCTATTTTGTATATTGAAATGACAAGTAAGATTTTTTACAATGGTGGTATGACTGATCAAAGACCAGCACAAATTAGAGATAAGACAATTTCTAGTATACAGTCTTATATTGATATAAGTGATACTGAGAAGTTTAATGGCAAGTTTAGGTATAGTAAATTTGTTGGTGTAATAGATGATGCTGATGTGAGTATCAATTCTAATCTCACCAGTGTCATAATGAGAAAAGACTTCTACCCACAGTTAAATTCTACATTCTATTACGAGGTATGTTTCCAAAATGCCTTTGATGAGGACTGTGATGATCCTGTATTGTCATCTACTGGTTTTAGGGTAACTGAATATCCTAATTTTGATGTTTACGTTGAGGATAGGGATAAGAAAATTGTCCTATATAGACTAGATAGCGTAACTGGTGAAAAGGTTGTCCTTGACAGCGATATTGGCGACATAGATTATGTAAAAGGTGAGTTAAAGATGTATGCCTTAACAATTATTAAAGGAAGTTTCTTTGATAATCGTATTTCACTAAGAGTAAAACCCCTTTCTAATGATATCAAAGCAATGCGTGAGGTATACCTTGACGTTGACGTTGCTAATTCATCCTTCACTGCATATAAAGAGTAAGTAAATGGTTGTTGCTAAGACAAAGCGAATCTCGACTCTAATTGAGACTCAACTTCCTGAGTTTATTAGTACAGAATATGAACTTTTTACTAAGTTCGTAGAAAAGTATTACGAGCATCAGGAGGTACAGGGTGGTACGTTAGATGTTATTAGCAATCTTCAAAAATACGCAGACATTGATTACTATGAACAAAACTTACTTAGACAGTTTGATACTTTGGATGTTAGTATCACTGATACTAGCGACACAATTGTATTACAAGATGCAACGAGTTTTCCAAAGGCAGAAGGATATATCAGAATAGATGATGAGATAATATTTTACGCAACTAGAACTGATACTACACTACAAGGTTGCACACGAGGTGTTAGTGGTAACACAAAACTTGGTGATTTGTATCATGAGACTCAATTTGAGACTACAACTGCATCTGCACATGTTGCTGGTCAAAAAGTTTACAATATCAGTAATCTTTTCTTATATGCGTTTGTCAAGAATTTTGAGAAACAGTATCTAGGTTCTTTTCCTGAGAAATATCTTAGAGAGAGTGTTGATAAGAGAACCTTAATAAAAAACATACAGAATTTTTATAAGGCAAAAGGAACTGATAGTTCTATTAAATTTATTTTTAATAGTCTTATTGATAAAGACTTTGATCCTCTTGATCGTACCAATCTAGCACAATTTGAATGGTTTATAAAATCTGAGTTTGATAATATCGCTATAGACGTTACAAGTCCAAATGGTCAATTTGTAGTTGGTGAAAGAATTAAAACAACTGGTGCTAGTGGTGAAATTGCAAAGGTTGTTAGAAATGATCAGAACGAAATAACAAGAGTATATCTAAGACAAGTATCAAACAGTTTTAGTCTTGGAGATAGTGTTACAGGTCCTACAGGATCAACATTTACTGCTAGTACAGTATACACATTCCCTAATGGTATTTTCTACATTAACTTTGGTAAATTACCACAGTTATTTGGTAACTTTGAATATGGCAAATATTATTTTGCACCAGAAGGAATAAGGATCTTCCAAAACTGGCAAATTATATGGAATCAATCTGACCCTTCTAACTTGCCAATGCCTATCCATCCAGATGGTCATCCTATGAAGTTTAGTACCACTAGAGAAGGTACATTACTTGGTGGTCAGTTATATTACAATAGCAAACCTGTTCTTGGAGTTAAGACAAACTACGATAATGAATTCCAACCAGAGTTCATGATGGATGTTGATGAGTCTAATAAGATTTACTATTATTGTGCTTATCATCGCTACATGTCAGGTCTTGATGGTGATGAAGGTTATATGGAGTTGGTTGCTAATACAAGACCAAGAAAAATTATAAAACCTGAGGTATATAAACCAAGAGACTTTACATACAAATCATCTAATGCAGATTGGATAAATGTATATGCACTAAAGTGTAAGGTTGTATCTGGTGATGTAAAAAGTTTAATAGGAAAGAGAATTGTTCAGTCTGATACAGAAGAATATGACTATGCAGATGCTGTTGTAGATAACGTATATGCAGATGGAACTAGAGATGGTGAAATAATCTATAACATAGTTTTAGCATCAGAAACAGTTAATGGTACATTTGGTGTCTCAACTAAGACTCAACTTGAGAAAGTATTAACAGGAACTGCATCAACAGGAGATAGAGTTGATGTGTTCTCTACTATTGGTTGGGATACTACAGGATCAGTATTAATAGGTAATGAAACAATTACATTTAGTGATAAGACTGTAAATCAATTTATTATAGACAATAGATCAGCATTTAGTGCTGTACAGCATGATGTTGGTACACCAGTATACAAACCAGTGACCATCAGTGGTTCTGGTGTCACATTGTTGACAATGGGTATTGTATATAATTTACAACCATCAGATTCACATCCATACTCTGCTGTAGGAGATAAGATACAAGTATCAAATCCTGGTTTTGAAACTTCTGATTCTAAAATTGTAAATGTAGGTACAAACCAGACTAGATGGATACTAGGAACTGGTAATGCAGTTAATGTTCCCACGTTACCAGCAGTCTCTACATCATTAGATCAAGTATCAACAAATGTATCTGCTATACTTGCTGACGATCAGTATTATTATATTGCTAGTTCTAGTTTTCCATCACATAAAATTTTAGATGGTTCTGTTGTCAATCAAACAGTATTAGATCAGAAACTTCTTCGTATTATTAGAAAGCAAGCAACTAGAACTACAGAAACATATCCCACACCTAAAAGAGATGTTGGTATTGGATTAAATGGTGTACCTTTCTATGGTTACAAAGATCCAGAAAGCATTAGATATGGTAAGTTAGAACAAATCAAGGTTGATCTTCGTGGAACTGGATATGTAAGACCACCTTTTGTATTGATAGATCAAGTGCCTAATAAAGCAAGAGCAATATTAGCAGGACAGGTCGTAGAAAGCATAACTGTAGACACCAGTGATGTATTTCCTAGAACTCCAGATATAATAATTACATCTGGTAGAAATGCTGCTGTTCGTGCTGTGGTTACTGGTGGTAAGGTAACAAGTCTAATACTTGATAATGCTGGTGAGTTTTATTCTTCTCCTCCAAAAATTGAAATTAGAGATAATGCTGGTAGAGGTAGATTTGCTGAGTTTGAAGCAATAGTCAATACTGATGGACAGATTACTGGTTTTAATAAAATTGCAGAAGGTAATTTCTATAGTCAAGATACTGTAATAGTTGACATAGTTCCAGTAGGTAATGGAGCGACTGGTATACCTCTTCTTAAAGAATGGAATTTCAATAGATACAAAAAATTAGAGTCTAAACTAGATACAGAAAACGGTTATGTATTTGATAACTATAATAACGTACTAGAATATGGTTATGGTTATGCTGCAAACCCGAAAGCACTTCGTGTCTCACTCAGTGACAATATAAACAGTGCTGGAACAGAACCAGCATCTAAATCACACTCACCTATAATTGGTTTTGCATATGATGGCAATCCAATATATGGTGCGTTTGGTTATGAGAATCCTTTAGATTCTACGTCATCTATTATTAGAATGACATCTAGTTATTCTATCAATGGTAATCGTTCTGAAGGACCTGATTTGACAAGATATCCTATTGGAACTTTTGTCAATGACTATACCTATACCCACAAAAGTGGCACACTAGATGAAAACAATGGAAGATTTTGTATTACCCCAGACTTTCCGCAAGGAACTTATGCTTATTTCCTTACTATTGATAGCAATCAAGTACCGCAATATCCATACATTCTAGGAGAGAATTTTTACTCGTTACCTGTTGATAGTAATTACAATTCTAATATCAATCAAAACGATATTCCTAAAAAAGCAAGACGTTTTTACCAAGCAGGAATGCCACGTAATGGAGATGGATTCCTTGCACAAATAGAAGAAGTAAAACAGGGTAATGTGGAAAGTGTTAGAGTAGTAGATTCTTCTGCTAACTTCTCTATAAATTCACAAGTATATTTTGATAATACAGGAACACAAGGTTCAGAAGCAGAAGCAATTATATCTTCTGTAAAAGGTAAAACTGTATCCTACTTACAGTCAAAAGAAGATAAGGTTGTTAAGTTAACAGTTATTCAAAATGCATATTTGTTTGCAGATGATACATTAACTCAACCTTCATCTGGTGCATTTGGTTCTATTGTTGGTACAGTTAAGAATGATAGTACAATTGTACTAAAAAATGTAACTGGTACGTTTGATAATACTGGTACATTCTCTGCTGCAATTAAGACATTTGATGTTTTACTAGATCAAAGAAGTTCTTATACAAAAGGTGCTACATTAAGTTTGACTGATGGTGTCAATGCACCTATTGCAACTGCTGAGGTATTAGAAGGAACTTCTGCTCAAAACGTAGTCCAGATCAAGGTTTTGACAGGTACATGGATTGTAGATGATAATTATTTCTTACAGTCTAGTGATTTGTTCAATACTTCTGGAACTAGAATTGTAAGACTTACATCTCTTAGTGATGGATTAAATCCGTTTGAAGTTAATCAAAGTGTTGCTTTAATAGAAACAACATCACCACATGGATTAGGAATTGGAGATAATGTAGATATAGAAATTAATCCTAATGATAATACTAAAACCAAAAATTACTATGTAAGAAAGAGGTTATATCAAGAGGCAATTTTATTACCTCCTAGTGCAAAAACAAAAATTAATTTTACAGGAATAGGAAGATATGAAGTCCTTAATGGTGGTGCTGACTATACAGCTGGTACTTACACTAGTGTTGCTCTTACTGGTGGATCGGGATCTGGAGCAACTGCTATCTTTACTGTTTCTGATGCAGGGGTAATTTCTGACATACAGATACAAGATGCTGGTGTTGGATATGCACAGGGTGATTATCTATCAGTTGCTGATGAAGATCTAGTAAGGTCTGGTGCATCTACATCAACAGCAAGATTAACTCTATATGTTGGACATGTTGGTATTGCTGCTGGTGCAACAAAAGTTACTGTAGATAGTGCACAAGGATTTGCAGAAAATGATCTTATACAAATAGGTCAAGAAATTTTAAAAATTTCTGGTATTAATGCAAATGATATTTCTGTAATAAGAGGACAAGAAGGAACTACAGATGTAGATCATTTTGATGGACAAGAAGTATCTCTTTACAAAGCTCAATATAACTTCACAAACAATTATCAGATTTTTACTGGTTCATTATCAGGTTACATACAATCATATGATCCTGTAACACATAAGATAATCATTGTATATGATTATGCAACATTGAACACTAATGCAAATAAGGTTGTATTAAGTTCTAGTTTCTTTGATACAAGTTCACCACAAAGATTAGTTTCTGTTAGATCTGCTGAAGATGTAGTATACAAATTTGAATTCTCAGAAGACAATAGTACATTTGTACCTAACCCTAACATAGATCTACAAGAATTTTACAAATATAAGTTTGATACGTCTCATTCTAGTCTCACTGGGACTTACTTTGATATTAGTCCAAGTAGAAACTACAATTTAATTACAGTAGAGAAATTAGAATCTACTGTATTACCTGGCAACTCTGGTGCATTTACAGATGTTAAGTTTGGATTTGGTTCTAGACTTGCTACTAATAACTACCAAACAAAAGTTGGAACAGATTTTACAAACTTCTATTACTTTGATAATAAGAATGTAGTAAATGCAGAAGGAGCATACTTTAAAATAGTAACTGATCCTCTACAAGGAACTAAGACTATCAATTATGTTACACCAAATCGTTTCGTTTATGATGTTATCAACACTCCTCTATGGGATGGTTCTGGATCCATTTCTTACACTACTACTGGTCAGTTTGCTATCGGTAAGATTGATAAGGTCAGCATCATAAATTTAGGACTCAATTATAAAAAAGTTCCAATTATTACTGGTATTGATCCTAATGAATCTTACAGAGCAACAGCGACTGTATTATTTGATACAGCATCTCAGACAATAACAGGAGTAGACATTACAAATGAAGGATCTAACTATGTAAATCCTAAAATTGTAGTTACTAAATCAGATGGTGCAGACGCAAAGTTCAAAGTTTTAGTTAGAGATGGAAAAGTTACATCTATCACTGTAGAAAAAACAGGTAAAGGATACACATATGCACCAGAAATTCTCATTGTGGAAGGTGATGTCGAAGCATATGCAGAAAGCACTACTATAGGTGTACCACAAAGTGTAAGGATAACATCTAATGGTGGAGCATTCCACTTAGATGAAACTGTATCATCTACATTCCGTTCTAACTATGTTCTTTCTCTTAGAGATTATAATGGTAATTTTAGAATTGGTGAGCAAGTAGTACAAAAAATTAATGGTGTAGAAGTATTCAGAGCAACAGTAGTAGAATGGAGATTTGGATCTAACTTACTTAAGGTAGCAAATTCTACTGGCATCATTCGTCAAAACATTTCTATAGAATCTGTATTGATGCCTGTATCAGGAATTGTTCAATCTGTTTTTGTAACTACATTTAATGAAGAGATTTCTAGTTTCTATGATAACTTAGGTTACTATCAATCAGACAAAGGAAAACTAGGTGTACAAAATCAAAAGATATTGGATAGCACATTCTATCAAGACTATTCTTATGTTATAAAATCAGGAACATCTATTGAACAGTGGCGTGATTTAATTAAAGCTACTACACACCCTGCTGGATTTAAACTATTTGGTCAAGTAGATCTTGAAGCAACTGCTAATTTAGAAACAACAGATCAAGGTTCTTTAGTTGAGTTACCTAAGAAACGTATTCCTGACTCATCACATTTTAGTGTTGTACAATTATGGGATCCTGATAAGAATAAGATTACAGTTGAGAATTCTAGAAGAACTGTTACACAAACTGTACAAAAAATAGAGAACCAAAGAATACGTAAAGGTTTTGGTACTGCAGCAACAAGTGACTTTAATTTTAATGAAGCAGAGATATTTGAATTTACACTTGATGCATCATTTGATGGTTATTTTGATAATGATGGAAGATTACAAGGAACTACAACATTCACTACTAAGAAAGATGGTGTAGCATTTAATCTAGCAGACAACAAACAAAAAAATATGATTGTAACTCTTGACGGAGTTATACAAGAACCTGGCGTTGCATATAGTTTAAGTTCTGGAAGTATTGTATTTTCTCAACCACCTCTTGCTGGTGTTACTTTCTATGGTAAGGTCTTTAAATTTAAAGAAGAACAATATAACACAAAATACTTCAAAAAAGTAAGAAATATATTCCAACGTGGTGGAACATGGATTGATGCTGCAAATCAAATAGAAAGAAATGTGCAGTTTATTGTTAATGAGACTGTTGGATATGGTAAAGCGACACACCCATCATTAGATTGGGCAACAAAACAAGATGACTATGAAGCAAACATCAGAGCAATCTTAGATGCTTATCAACATGATATAAGATTTGGTGGTAATGTTAAAACTATTGATTATGCATCTATCTTTAGTTCTGGTAGTGCCTATCTTTACATCAGGAATTATAAAACAGAGTCTAATGACATATTTGAATACGCAACTAGGTTAGCAAAACTTGCAATTAGAAACTGGGACTTTGTTGATGTAAACATTGAATATGTTCAAGGTCAGAAAACAATGACTGTCAGTAGCACTAAGAATCTTGCTATTGGTCTATTTGTAAGTTCTGGTAGATCATATCCAACAGGAACTAAGATTGTATCTATTGATAGTGAGACTCAAATAACACTAAACAATGCAGCACTAGCAAACTCTGGTGGTGGTGGAGGTGCTCCAGCAGGAACCACTCCTGTAACTGGAACAGGTAGCACAGGTTCTATTGCTACTAGCACTGCACAAGTTCCATTAGGATCTACATTCAGTGTGCCACCTGGTGCAACTGTCACAGTACCTCTTTCTTTCTCAGGTACAACACAAGCTAAGTTTGGTTGGAGTGCATTGAACAAAGGTATGTTCTATAAAGCAGGACAATTGATTAGTTCTAACAGAGCATATATTATTTCTACATCACTCGCATGGGCACAAGCACAGTACCCATCATTAAACTGGGGAACTATCAGTAGTAAATGTGGTAGAGACATTGGTCTCATATTAGACGCATATGTGTATCATCTTAAGATGGGTGGTAACTTCAAAATTGTAGAAGCAGCACAGTTATATTATCAGAAGAAAGAATATCCTTATGGAGAAGAATTATATTATATCACTGGATCTCTAACTGAGACAGTTGCGACATTTAATTATGCTAAGGATCTAATGGTACAGGCAATGAGAAACCAGTTACCAACCACTGATCCCAATGCTATTGTAGATTCACTAAGTCCTGTATGTGCAGAGGTAGAGAGTACACTTAACACATACCATAGTATTGTCAATACTATCCTTACAGAAGGGCGTGGTCTAATAGAGAAAACACCAGTCAATCAGAATAAGTCTGGTAATTGGACTGGCACAGTAACATATTCTAATTACAATATACTTGGTGATCCTTTACTTCCTGCAGAAGAGTGTACTACTGTAATCTCTGCGATGGATTCTTTATACGATAATTTGAGTGGTACTATCAAAGAAGAATCTACAACAAGAAGTCTACCTGACTATATTGATGGTGAGACTACAGATTTTGAATTATATTGGGATGATAATACTGAAGTAGACACAGAAGAGGATGAAGATTTATTCTTGACTATAAATTCTGTATTACAAAGACCTAAGTTTACAGAAAATTATCCTTTACAAGACGCATACTGGATTGATAGAACTGTTATTCCTAACGTAGTTAAATTTGATGTTGCTCCTATATGGGATCAAGATTTAGGTGCTAAGACTATTGGTGAACCAACTGCTGTAGAAAAAGTTGTGGGTATAGGTGTAGGTAATTACAAGAGACTTACTATTGATTTTGATTTAGTAGATGGTGTTAGAAACGGTCCTTTCTTAATTCTTGATGTGGAAGATATGACTGTACAAAACATAGAATCTGAAGACAGTCTCTATGTGTTCTTGGATGGTGTGTTGCAAGTAAAAGGAAAAGCATATACAGTATCAGGTCCTAACATCACATTCCATGATTCTATCAAAAAAGAAATGAGAATTGATATACGTTATCTCTATGGTAGAGACGTAGGTCAAATATTAAACATATATGATTTTGCACCAGATTCTTATTTTGGTCAAGGTACATTCTCATTTACTGCATCTCAACAAAATATGGATACTTTACTTAAGTATTCTTGGATGAATGAGAAAATTGGTAATCCTATTCATGTTTGGCAAACAAGGGCAGATAATACTAAAAATATAATTGGTGAGATTACAAATCCAATCAGAACTGGAAATACAGTGGTGTTTACTCTAAAATGCCATAACTCTAATATAGAGGCTGGTTTAGATTATACATTTGCATCTAAAGGAAACTATAATAATACATTTGTACTAACAGATGGAGAAATAGCAGATGAGATTTTAAACTTTAAAAAAGATGCTGATGGTAGAAAGATATTAAGAGATGCTAATGCTGATTGGTCTGGAACAAATTATGGTAAAACATATAAAGCACCTTTTGTTTATCTTTCTAATCAAGATAATATTAGAGTTGAAGGTGAGGATAAATTTAGGAGAATCAAAAAACTTCCTACTGAAACTACCAGTAAAGATGGAAGACCTAATGAACAAACATCTGATGATATCTTTGGTGCAGTCTCAGTTGAGACTTATACTGGAATTACGAGAGGAGAAGGTCTTTCTGTGGTTGCAGAAATTGAAAATGGGTCTGTAATATCTCTTACATGGAATCAGCGTAGTTATAATCCACTTACACAACCAACTGCATATCAATACTTCACACCTCCTGTACTTAAGTTTGAATCATTAGATGGTAATGGTGGTGGTGCAAGAGCAAATGTTCTTGTAAGTAAAGGTCAAGTTATTAGTGTTGATCTTATTGATGGTGGTTCTGGATATACTAAAGCACCTAAAGTTATTACAACTAGAAGATTTGATATACTAAGTGATAGGGAAGTTGGTGTTTCTTTAATCAATGTAGCGGTTAGTCCATTTGTTGAAAGTGGTGGAATGAGTGCTTTCTCAGTCATTACTGAGATTGATGAGTCTGGTCTTAGTTCTATTACAGGTATTAGTACATTATCAGTAAGAGCACCTGATGGTGGTGCAGAGATTCAATTTGAAAGAGAGTTTACTCCTGATGAAATAGAGGTATTCTCTATTGGTGGTGCATTAGACCCAGAAAGAGATTATGTAGAAATTAATACTAATAGACCAACCGCAGCTGCTGATGTACAAGTCTTTGAAGGTCCTGCGTACGAAGCAACTGTTGTCTCTGCAGAGATTCAAGATATTGTATCTCTCAATTCTATTTCTACTGTATCTAAGGCAATCACAGCAACTCAACAGATTGAGATTCCTAACAATGCAATTAGCAATGTTAACTACTTTGAGAATGCTGCTTACTTGGATCTTGACTTTAATATTGGTGATACCATCGCTTACATTCCTGATACATTTAAGTTTGCTCCTATGGGTAGATTGATGGTTGGTAATGAGATTGTCTATTATAATAAGAAACTTTCTGATAGATTCTATCAAATTATCAGAGGTTATGAAAATACTACTGAACAAGATTGGGTTGCAGGAACATACCTCAGACAGATTGAAGATGTAACAGTTATATCTGCTGGATTACTACAGGTTGAGTCTGAAAGTGATGTTAAGATGATTAACATTGGATTTGTTGATTCTGGATTTGAAAGAAAAGTACAGAGACAAGTAACCAGTCCTAGTGATTTAGAAATTACTAAGGAAGCAGTAGAAGTTCTTATCGTACCTCCACCTGGCGGTGCAATAGATGGTTATGAGGAAACAGCATTCATCAATGATCCTGTACAACAGAGAAATCAAAACCAAGTTGATTTGATTGAGAATGCTCTTGGTAACTATACTGTTACTCAACGTGATGGAACAATTATTGAGATAAGAAACGAAAAATTTGGAACTAACGAATATGTCGGTTCTTACATTAAGACTACTGTAGGTCCTAACATAGGAAACTGGCAGTACATATCATTTGATGATGGAACCTGTGATGTATCTAACCTAACAATCTCTGATATATCAACATACTTCCCATCATTAACTCTTGGTGACTTTGTAGATAGAGCAAAATCTACCTTTACAAAGGCAGGAGATAAGTTTAATCTTGCACTACCATCAATACAAAATCCTGTTGCTATTAGTTCTACAGTAGGAACTATTGGCGGAGATATTGTTGTACAAGACACAACTTACTTCCCAACAACAGGGTATCTTTTACATAACAATGGTACATATACTGGCATAATCAAGTATACTGGTAAGACTGCTAACAGCTTCACTGGTTGTACTAGACATAATGGTGATAATCAGATTGCGTCTGGATCTGAGATAGTACCTATATCAATCGTATAAATAAACGTATAAATAACTCAGGCACATATTACAATAACGTCGGAACAGAAAAACAATGGCTGCTATTATCTCTGATAAGTTTAGAATTTTTAACGCTAAACAATTTTTAGAATCTTTAACCGAAGGTGCGACAGACACCAGTGCGGAAAGATCAAGAATGTATTTCTTTGTGGGTAGACCACAACCGTGGAAAGCATATCTGGAAATACATACCAAGAACTCTACGGCTTTCGTGGTCGGGAATGAAGTCTATGTGGGTACATATGGATCAACTGCTTTTCGTGCCACAGTTGCAGCAGTATATGACACCGCTTTATTATTAACCGACGTTTTTGGAAGTAATGGTGTTAACTCTGCTCCTCCTCTAGGATCTGCATTAAAAGGTAGAACAGGTGGATCTGGTGGTTCTGACACAGGTGCTACAGCAGTCTCTGGTGTATATCGTTACGCTACAGAAGATGTTCCACCACTTCCTCTAGATAATCAGAGAGAGAAGATTGCTCTATACGACGAATTAATTGCTGCCAAACGTATTACTGATTCTTTTGCAAGAACAGTTATCCGCCGTTATAACTGGGATTTAGTTGCTAACCCCAAGTTTGATATGTGGAAACCAGATTACTCTGCTACACCTGGTGGCGGTGGACAGATTGGTAAATCAACTGCAACTGGTGCTACAAGCATTTCAGAAGCTAAGTTCTATGTAATGAACTCATACTACGAAGTATTTAAGTGTCTCTATAATGGAGAGAACCCTAGCAACACTACAGGACAGAACGCAACAGAAGAACCATATGTAGCTGGTGGAAACTATGACTCAGCAACTGGTCTTTACACAGAGTCAACTGGTGCAGGATACATCTGGAAGTATATGTATACTATCCCTACTGATGATGTTCTTAAGTTCCTTTCATCAGACTTTATGCCAATCGTTCTTCCTGCTAACGTAAGTAGAACTGCAGTTGCTGGTATCGCTGTTGCTGGTGCAGTTGATGTTGCACTTATTGAGAATGCTGGATCAGGTCTTCCTGCTTCACAGACTCTATACACAAGTATTAAAGGTGACGGAACAGGTGGTAAGGTTAAGTTTGTAACAAATGGTGCTGGTACAATCACATCTGCTGAGATCGAAGCACGTGGATCAGGTTACACTTATGGTAACGTACTATTAGGAAATGGTAACCTATTCTCTAATGCTGGTTTATCATCTGCTGTAACAACTGGTGCTTCTGCTGTTGGTGCTATTGAAGTAGTCATGGCTCCAGAAGGTGGTCATGGTTCTGATCAAGAAGTAGAACTCAATGGTAAGCGTGTTATGACTAACATTCGTCTTACATACTCTGAAGGTTCTGGAGACTTCCCTGTAGACAACGACTTCCGTAGAATAGGTATTATTTCAGATCCATTTAACTGGGGTACTACAACATTTGCTACTGCTGACACATTATCTGGATTGAAAGCAATCAAGATCACAGGTGCTTCTGCAGATTACACAGTTGATGAGAAAATTACTCAGACTGTAACTGGTGGTACAGCGTATGGTACAGTTGTATCATGGACATTAGATAGTGGTTCTACAACTGCTGGTGTTCTTAAGTATATCCAAACAAACGATGCACACACAGATTCTGGTGTGGTAAAAGCATTTGAGTCTAATGGTTCTAATGCAATTACTGGAGAACTTTCTACTGCATCTGGTAACGTAGATACTTCATATGGTTCTACACTATTAGGTGTTACATTCTCATCTGGACTTGCTGCTCCTGAGATTGAAAATAACTCAGGTGAGGTAATTTATGTTGAGAATAGAAGACTAATTACTCGTGCACCTGACCAGATCGAAGATATCAAGTTAGTAATTGAATTCTAAGCATTAAAAAACTTCGCTAAATAATATGACGAGAATACTAGTATTATTGGCGGAGTAAGATGCCTCAAAAGACGAACCTAAACGTAAGCCCATATTACGAAGATTTTGATGCGAAAAAGAATTTTTATAAGATTCTTTTCAGACCTGGCTATTCTATCCAAGGTAGAGAACTAACACAGGTTCAATCAATTCTTCAAAACCAAGTAGAGAGCTTTGGAAAATATGCCTTTAAGCAAGGCGAACTTGTTATTCCTGGTGAAGTAGGACTTAACACAAAATTAGATTACGTAAAACTATCATCTGTTTCAGAAGTTGCAGTAAACGATGGTAGTAACAATATTGTTTATAAAAAATACGATATAACTCAATTAGTTGGTGAAGAACTTATTGGGTTAACTTCTGGTGTCAAGGGAAGAATAGTTTCTACGAAACTGGCAACAGAAAGCACAGCAGATACTTTGTTTGTAAATTACGTCAATAGTGGTTCGTCTAACACTGAGACTACATTTAGACAAGGTGAGACTCTAGAGGTAGTTGATGGTGTCAATACTCCTTTACTCGTTGTAGGTACAGATGGTAGTGTTCTACCGACTAGTATTAAAATAACTGATCCTGACTCAGGTGAGGTAACTTCATTAGAAAGTCCTGCCATGGGATTTGGTTCTGCTGTTAAGGTAGAAGAAGGTATTTACTTTGTTAATGGTTATTTTGTTCGTTGTGATTCAGAACTATTAGTTATAGATGAATACTTTGATCTACCATCTGCTAAAGTTGGTTTTACAATTAAAGAAGAAATTGTAACTCCAGAAGAAGATGCATCTTTATATGACAATGCAATAGGTTCTTCTAACTATACTGCACCTGGCGGACATAGATTAAAAATATCCTTAGTATTAAAAGAATTTGCTCTTAATGCAATTACTGATAAGAATTTTATACAACTTCTTACAGTATCAAGAGGAGTAATCCAGAGAAAAATTGAATCAACAGATTTCAGTGTATTAGAACAAACACTTGCTCGTAGAACATTTGATGAATCTGGAGATTATGTTGTAGATAATTTCTCAGTGGATGTTCGAGAATGGGCACAGAAAGATGGTAATAGAGGTTTATATGCCTTAGATGCTTTTGGTTTGTATAACGGATATAACGCATCTGAGTCTGCTAAAAAAATGGTTGCAAGCATAGGACCAGGTAAAGCATACATCAAGGGTTATGAGATAGTTAATAAGGAAACTAAGTATCTTGAGATTAATAAGGCAAGAGAAAGTCTTTCTACTGACAATGTAAATTTAAAATCTAAAGGTCTTCCATCATTCAGTGTAACTAATGTATTTGGTAGTGTTCCTTTAAACAAAGAGGGATCCGATCTTACTGCATATCCTGATGTGTTTTTATACAGCACATTTAACGATGGTTCTGTGGGATTGAACAATACAGAATTATCTACAGATCATAGACAGACAATTAGTAGAAGAGGTATTAACTTTACTCCTGATGATGGTATCAAAACTATCACACTTCAGATAACCAACACAACTACACTTATAGGTTCTGTAACAGATGCAAATTTCCAAACTACATTTGGAACTCTGTATTATATCAAGACAAGAAGTGATGTTGGCACTCCAACAGCAATTGGTTCTTTTAAAACATTATCTTTTGCCAAAACAAATAAACCACTTGTTAATTCATCGACAAACATTAAGTTTTTAGAACTCACAGTATATGGTCCTAAGAATGAATTAGAACAGTTATTATTAGAATATGATTTATCTGATGGTGAATTTAATAGAAAAATATTTTTGACTGAAGCAGACGCTCAAACTAACAACTCTGGAGATGAATTTGGATTTATTGTAGATTACTCTCCTACTATCACACCTGTAATTGGTAAAGTAAAACCAAATAATTTCTTCTTAAAGCAAAGAGGATCTGGTTTTAATTCAGATTCAGACATTGTGATATCTAAAGGTCGTCTTGCTGCAGGAACTAGTGCATACAATACAACATTTGGATTTTCATACTTTGACCCACAGTTCTTTACTAAAATAGTTTTAGAGTCAGTTCCTAGTGGCACTGGTGCATTTGATGAAGGTAAGTATGTATTTGGTATTAACAGTGGTGCATATGGTGTTGTAGAAGGTACTGCATCTGGTGTTTATAGTACAGGTGTACTACTATATGTAAAAACTCTATCTGGTAGATTCTTACCTGGTGAAACAATTAGAGATGAAAGTGGTAGCACTGTAAGAATTGCAAGAGAAAATACAATATCACATTTTGTTGTACAAGATAGGGGATTAGGTTATGCTGAAGGTTGTTCTTTATTAATTAATGGTCTTGAATTTGATAGTTCTAAAATTGTATTATCTAGAACTACAGATGGTAAAATTTATAAAGCAGCTATTGGTAATAGATCTGCTGTAAACATAGAATATGCACAACCTCCTGCTGTATCTGCAATAAATCCTGATGGAGCAGCTAATCCTTCTGCTGCAGCTAATCTTGAAGTAGTATTATACAGAGATACAGTAACAACATATACACCTCAAAATGTAAAATCTATAGGTTGTTCTTATGGTTCTGGTAATGCAAACACTTTTTCGGCAGACGTTGTTGTTGATAGTCAACTATACTCTGAAATTAAAACTGTAACCGACTACTCATTTTTTGGTTCAGTAGGATCTACATTTATTGAATCAACAAGTTTTAGTGCAGATGCATCAACAGAAGTACAACAAGGTGATCTTGTACAATTCTCTGATGATAACAATAATCTTGTTAGAGCAATTGTACAGTATGCTACACAACAGGAAGGGTCATACAAATCTAGAATTTATCTAGATACAGCTTTACCCGCTGCAGTCACTAATGCAAGTATTGTTAGATTACGTCCAAAGGTAGACAATTCTACAAGTGGCACATTACTATACTCAACTGGTAGTAAACAAGTATCTAAAATTTCTGCTGGTGGAAATGACACTAAGATTAAATATTATTTCCGTAGAGATTTTGTGACTACTGCAACTACAGGTGGTGGTACAATTACATTTGCTGCACAGTTACCATTTGGTACACAGAGATTTGCTGCATTTAGTGAAGAGAATTATATTATTACTGTTTTAGATCCTGGCGATGCACCTGACATTATTGAAGGTGACATTGTATATGTTAGTGAAGATTCTGTAAGTATCTCATCTGCTACTGATACTGCTAGTGGTCTTACATCTGGTAGTATTAGTTTAAGTTTACCAACAACATACTTTGGTACTATTCCTACAAACGGAACATTCCCTAAACTTAAGTTGACTGCAACTTTAGAAGTATCTAATGCAAAACCAAGACTTAAAACTGTAGTTAGAAACAAAAGAATTACAGTTACATCTGCTGGTGATCGTGTTGTGCCATTAAGAGGTACAGATTATGACACAGAGGTTGTAGAAATTTTATCTTATGCAGATGCGTTTAAATTAAATTACATATATGAAGGAACATCATCACAACCTCCTGAGATTGACACTGCTGGTAATATAATTTCTGGTACTGATGTAACATCTAGATATACATTTGATGATGGACAAAGAGATACAATTTACGATGTTTCTAGAATAGTTTTAAAACCTGGTTTTGAAGAGACTACAGGTCAACTTGTTATATCATTTGATTACTTTGAACATTCACAAGGTGATTTCTGTACTATTGATAGTTATCTACATGAAGCAGGAGTCGCAGAAGATGAGATTCCAACATTTGATTCATCTGTTCTTGGTATTGTAGAATTAAAAAATGTAATAGACTTCAGACCTAAAGTTGATAGTTCCACTATTATACCTGGTTTTCTTGATACTTCTACTTTAGAAGTAACAACTGGATCTTTCTCTGGTGCTGGTGCTATAGTTTCTAGTAGTCCTGCTCCCGATAGAAATTTAGAATACACATTCTCATTCAGTCAAGTACAATACTTAGATCGTATTGATGGTATATTCTTAGATAAGAAAGGTCAGTTTATAGTTAAAGAAGGTAACTCATCACTCAATCCAACCAAACCAGATACATTAGAAGATGCTGTACCCTTATTCTACGCATATATTCCTGCATTTACTAAGACAAGTAAAGATGTAAGAATTACTCCTGTAGACAATCGTCGTTACACAATGCGTGACATTGGTAAATTAGAGAAGCGTATTGAAAGATTAGAATACTACACCACACTTAGCATACTAGAACAGCAAGCACTTAACATGCAAGTTAAGGATGAGATTGGTCTAGACAGATTTAAGTCTGGATTCTTTGTAGATAATTTTGAAGCACATAAAGTTGGTAGTCTTAGATCATTAGATTATCGTTGTGCTATTGATGCTCAACAATCTGTTTTACGTCCACAATCTAAAGAAGATTCTGTAGGATTGGTAGAGGTTAATACAAGAGAAGATCAAAGAGCAGTATCTGGATATAAGAAAACAGGACATATGGTGACATTACCATATTCTCCACTATCTTTATTAGGAAATAGTTTTGCTTCTGCTACAGTAAATCCAAACCCATTTGTTGTTTTACAATATGTTGGTGATGGTGATGTGTCTCCATCAATTGATCAATGGTATGACGATAGTATAGAACCAGTTGTTGTAGATACAAATACAGATCTATTCAATATATTCTTGGCAAAAGAAAGTGTAAAAGAAAGTTTCTCTAGTTTACATAATTCATTTGTTATTAACTGGGTAGGTGCATCATCTTCCTTTACTGCAATTAATTCATTAGGAGAAGTTAATACACAAGTTGCTAATACATCTGTACAAAGTGCTTCAGTTGGAAGTTCTTCCAATATTAGTCCATCAAATAACGAAGTTGGTAAAGGATTACAAACTAAAACTGTTGGTGATAATATAGTTTCAACATCTCTATCATTCTTTGCAAGAAGTAAACCTATCAAATTTAAGGTTGGTAGAATGAAACCTAATACAAGACTATATGTTTTCTTAGAGGGTAGAGATATTAGTCGTTGGGTTAATCCTGATCTTAGATATACTGGTATTGCAGGAAACTCTCTATCAGCATTCAACGGTCCTATAACTACAGATGAATATGGTAACGCATCTGGTTTAATTATTTTACCAGCAGGATCGCCTCCTAATGAAAATGCTATATGGGGTGGAGATATTGATACTGTTGGATATGATTCATCAGCAGAAGAATTAAACTTTACTGTTGGAACTTTAACATTTAGATTTACATCTAGTGCTACTAATGCATTAAAAACAGATGTTGATAGTTATACAGAAGTTAAGTACTATGCTACTGGTATTCTTCCAGAAAATCCTTCTAGTATTGTATCTACAAAACCATCTATCTTTAAATCTAACGAGGGTGTACAGTTAATTGAAAGTAATACTGATAATCCTGTAAGACCTAATCCTCTTGCACAAACATTTAAGATAGAAAACTTAGATGGTGGTTGTTTTATAACTGGTGTTGATCTTTACTTTAATAAGAAAAGTGCAACCATACCAGTAAAAACATACATCACAAATGTAGATGCTGAAAAACCAGCAAAAAATATTGTACCTGGCAGTGAAAAAACATTAACACCAAATACTTTCCTTAAGTGTTTTGCTAGTGGTAACATGGCAATTTACAAAAATGAAAGTGTTACTGGTGCATCTTCTACTGCATCAGGTCCTATACTTAAAGTATTTGATAAAAATAATGTAGAGTTAGTTGCTACTGCCTCTGGTAAATATAGTCTCACTAATGAACAGTGTTATACTGTTGTTCTAAGTAATCATAATGGTAAATCATTCTTACCAAACGAAGATCTAATTATTCCATCTGTAACTCTTGCTAATGCAACTGACGGTACAGATTTTGTTCTTGCTATTGCAAAGGATAGTGGTAAGTTATCTGATATTAGAGTTACAAATCCTGGTCAAAATTATGACAGTGCAATTCTAACAATAGAAAGTCCACAATTACCTGGTGGATCTACTGCTACAGCAAGTATTGAAGTATCTGGTGGTAAAATTTACAATGCTGAAATAGCACTTAGTGGATTTGGATATACAGAAGCACCATCAGTTGTTGTGAAAGGTGTCGGAAATGGTGCTGGAGGGTGTGAAATAGAAACCTTTATAGAAATAGATACACCAGCAGTTAGAATGGGTGTAGCGGTTGATACAGAGGGTGTTACACAATCAACAACTCCTACACATTTTGGATTTGATTATCCAGTGTATCTACAAAATGATACAGAATATGCTCTCGTAATTGAGACAGATTCTATTGACTATGAATTATGGTCATCTAAGTTAGGGGAAACCGACATAGCAACAAGTACGGTCATTACAACCCAACCTTCACTAGGTTCGGTTTACCGATCACAAAACACTGAGAGTTGGACAGAGGATATATTTGAGGATCTTAAATTCACAATGTATCGTGCAGAGTTTAATACATCTAGACCAGCAGAACTTTTAATTAAGAATGAAAGTCTTGGATATGAATTGTTAGAGAGTAATCCATTTGAAACTAATGCAAGTGCAAATACAAATTCTACTTCTAAACTATTCAAAAATAATAACTCTATCGTTAAAGTATCTCATAGAGATCATGGATTTGAAGATAGTGGTAAGTCATATGTATTTTATAGAAGTGCATCAGAAATTGGTGGTGTGACTGCATCTATTTTAAATAGCACACTATTCCAAGTAAGTAATTCTGGTGTTGACACATATAACATACAATCAAGTTCTCAAGCTGCTGGCAACTCTGTTGGAGGTGGAGATTTTGTGTATGCTTCTTTCAATAGAAAATATGAAACATTATATCCACAAGTATCATACTTAACATTTACTGGAACTACTTTAGATACTAGTGTTAAGACAACTAATGTTATTCCTGTTGATTCTACAACAACAAATTATACTTCATATTCAGAATCAGAATATGAAAAGACATTCTTAAATGAACCACACTATTTTACTAATCAAAAATTTATTGCATCTAGTATTAATGAAACTTTGAATAGTGTAAGTCAGTCACTTACATATAAAATGACTTTATCGTCTAATGTGTCTCATTTAAGTCCAGCAATAGACTTGTCAAGTGCTACTGTCAAAACAGTAAGCAATAGAATTGAAAATGCTACTGGACAAGAAGATAGATTTGGTAGAAGAGATCAAATTATAGAATTCTTCCCTGTATATCAATTTAATCTTGCTGGTAATGGTGCAACACAATTACAAGCAGATCAAACAATTAAAGGTTTAACTACAAAAACAACTGGTACTATTGCAAGAGTTAATGGTAGTGTTGTATATGTTAGAGTTAAAACAAGTCAATTCTTCAAGAAAGGAGAAACAGTAACATTAGGAAATCAATTAGATCTTACAAGTGTTACTGTAGATTCAAATCCATCACAAGTATTTGCAACTATCGCTGATGCATCTACTATTGTTGCACGTAATCCAAACATATTGAATGAAACTTATGATAACGTCATTACTGGTAAAGCAACTATTTGGAATACTCAAACACAGCAGTTAACATTAAGAGTTGATGTAAATCCTATCAATGATAGTTTTACTGATAGAATTATAGACAGTGCTCTTTATAATAGAAATGCAGTAACTGGAGATCAACTTCCTGATATATTCCGTGTAGGGGACTTTATTAAATATCCTACTCAACCAGATGAAGAGAATGCATATCTTGAGGTTGGAAAGGTATTATATACAGATGGATTGGACTTTGTTGCTGAGGATACATCTAAAAATGGTTCTGCTATTGCTAAGTATGTAACTAAAGAAGTTACTATACAAAGTCCTGCAACTGCTATTGATGTACATCTATTAGCAAATGTTAGAGATATTAGTGATCTTCAAGTATTCTATAAATTTAAGAAAGCTTCTAGTCAAGAGAACTTTGAAGATATTGATTGGATATATTTCAATACATCAGGAGAACCAGATGTCTTTGATATAGCAACAAGTGAGAATACTATATCAGGTATTGTAGAGAAACAATCTTCTTATCAAGATTTAAAATATAGTGCTTCTAATTTACCAGAATATTCATCATTCGCTATCAAGGTTGTAATGAAAGGAGTAGATCCCTCCTACGTTCCTAAAGTTCAAGATATAAGAGCAGTCGCTGCATTCTAATTTCCGCATATGAAATTTGTGAAAGTTTCTGGACATGATGGTCTAGTAAGAGACCAAAACACTGGTGCTATCATCAATGTCGATGATTCTGCCATAGAGTCTAGACGCAAATCAAAACAACTGAGTTCCGCATTGGATGACATAAATAAGTTGAAGAATGAAGTCTCTGAACTTAAGTCCTTATTAAGAGAGTTAATCCAAAATGCCAGCAGTTAATGTAGCACGTACTGACACCTTTGAACAGCAAAGGGTCAAGATAAACGAAATAGGAAATCAAATATTTACAGTTACTGCTGGAGGTTCTGACCTTTCAACAGGTAACTTAAAACTAGGAGATGGTTTAGTATCTGCTCCTAGTTTAGCATTTGTAAATGATGTCTCGCTTGGAATATACCGTAATGGTACAGGTATACTAGGTTTTGCTAGTGCAGGAAAGAAATTATCAGATCTTGCTGCTGCAAGTGTCAAATATTATAGAGACTTTGTAATTGAGAAAAACAGTCTTGATACATTAGGTATTTCACTTACAGATGCTGGTTCTAACTATGATGGAGGAACTTATACAGCAATCCCTGCTATAGGTGGTACTGGTGATGGTGCAACTGTAGGTGTAACAATAGATGGATTTGGTGGAAGTATAACTCAACCAGGTAGTGGATATACACCTGGCGTTTATTTAAACATTCCTGTTATTAGTAGTGGTAGTGGTACTGGTGCTACTATTGACTTTACTGTTGATCAGATATCGGGTGCAATTACAAACGGTGGTATTAACTACTTTCCTGGTTCATATACAAACCTCAATGTAACAGGTGGTAGTGGTACACAGATGACTGCTGATGTGGTTGTATCTGCCTTTGCTGCTACTGTTACGTCTGGTTCAAACTATCCTAGTGGTATATGGAAGAGTATTCCATTAACAGGTGGTAATGGAACTGGTATGTTGGTTAACCTCAACGTACAGAATGGTGGTGTACAACCATTTGGAGGAGTTGATAGTAGTGAATTTGTATCTGTAACATCAAATTATACAGTAGGAGATGTATTAACAGGATCTATTCCTCTTGCAGGAACACAAACATTTATAGTTAAATCTTCTTTAGGTAACAAATATTTCATAGATGGATTTGAAGGTGGAGATTTTAACTTATTAAAAGGAAAAACATACGTCTTCAATCTTGATGATAGTACAAACAATCAACACCCAGCTTTTATATCCACTGTACAAGATGATTCTAGTACTATTCTAGATGCTGCAGATGGTGTTACATATGAACTAGATGGTGTTACTGTAACTGGAGCAAACTTTCTTGCTGGTTATTTTGCTGCGGCAACAAAAACAATAACATTTGCAGTCCCTAGTAATCCTAATAATTTAACTGTATATTATGGATGTAGTGTTCACCCTAATCAAGGTGGTGCATTAACTCTTACTGATCCAAATTCACAACAGGCAGGATTCCAATTAGTTGTTGATACTATTGGTGGTACAGTATCTGAGTTTATTGTTAACGCACCTGGCGATGGGAGTTATGCAGTAGGTGATGTAATTAGCATTGCTGCTGCAGATTTATATGATGTAAACGGTGCAGATGCTGCAACATTAGGTTCTGGTTTACAGATTACTCTTGGTGGTAACTTTGGTGCGATTGCTGCACTGGATCAGATATCTGCATTTGGTAGTGGATATCAAACTGGTGAAATATTAAGTCTTGCTACTGCAGTCAATAATGTTTCAACATATGCTAGAGGAGAACTCGAATTTTTAGGTGTTACATTCAACTCTAACGCTGGTGTAACAGCATTACAATATAGTGGTATTGCAGCGGGTGGTGCTAATACATATAACAATATTTTAGTTTCAAATATAAACTCCTCTGGTTCTGGATTGCGTGTTAATGTTGAGGTTATATTTGCACAAGGAAATAATTCATATAATGCTGTAACCATTGTTGCAGCGGGTCAGGGATACTTACCAGGCGATACACTGTATATACCAGGTAATCAACTTGGTGGTGCTGCTGGTGCTCAACCAGGTTCTGGTGGTAACGACCTTGCAATTAGTGTTGATACTATTGAGGCAGGAAGTCCACAAGTTACTGTTGCTAGTACAACAGGTATTGAAGTAGGAGATGGTGTTGAGTTAATTCAGAATATTAATAACACAGCACAAATTCCTGCTGGTGTTACTGTTGCTAGTGTTGACAGTGCAACACAGTTTACGATGTCTGCAGGACCTACACAACCAGGTCAGGCAGATTTAAAGGTTGTTAATCAAAATCAAACTTACTTAACAGTTCCAAGTAGTGCTGGTATCGTTGCTGGAATGGTTGTAGTAAAACAAAGTGGTAATGGTGAAATTATTGCTGGAGCTACAGTTACACAAGTTGTAGATGCTACAACTGTAGAGATATCAATTCTACCAACTTTAGCTGGTTCGATGGTTGTTAACTTTGAACCTGAGTATGGTGGTGGTACTGGATTCCAGTATACTGTTGGAACTCTAGGTTTTGCTAGTGAAATAACCATAGTAGATGGTGGTAATGGTTATACAATAGGAGATGTCTTAAATGTAAGTGCATTTGATCTTGTACAACCAGAAGTATATGCTGTTACTAACTTACAGGTTGATAAGATTGTATTTACAAGCACCTCTCTTCCAGCTAATACATTTAGTGTAGGAGATTTAGTTAGAGATGCGGGTGGTGGAATACTTGCAAGCACGATTGCATCATCAACAACTGTAGCTGGTGGTGCAAACCAAACATATACTGCAGTAGCACCTAGTCAAACATCTGGAAATGGTAGTAGTGCAACGTTTGATGTTACTAGAGACGCTGTGGGTGATGTGTTATCTGCAACTGTTACCACAGGATCTGAAGGTTACTTCTATGCAGTGAATGATACAGTTACACTACCAGGTGCATCTGTTGGTGGAGCAACTCCTGCTGATAACATTACGCTAACAATTTCATCAATTACTTCTGCTGGTACTCCAGTTAAAGTTCAAAAAGTTAAAACCAATGCCAACAATAATATTTCATATATTGTTTGTGATACATTTGGTTTTCAAGATGGATTTACTCTTGTAAAAGACTCTGCCCCAACAGTAGCATATAATATTAATACTGCTGTTACTGAATATCGTTACTTTATAGATCTTAACGATGGTAACGGAGCAGTAATGACTCCTTCTTGGACAGTGTATGCTGGTAACAGTTATACGTTTGATTTAAGTGATAACTCAAATGGTAGTCATGTATTTGCTTTATCTCAATTCCCTGATGGTAGATGGGCACCTAGTAGAGTTGAAAATGTAAGTACAACATTAAGTGCTAATACACCAACTATTACAGTCGCTTCGACAACTGGTATTCAAGCAGGATTTGCTGTTGAGAAAGTATCTGGAGATGGTATTATTCCTGATGGTACAACTGTACTATCAGTCGTCAACGGAACCACACTTACGTTAAGTGCAAACCCAACTACTGCTGGAGCAGTCGTATTTAATTTCTTTGGTGCAACATACACAAATGGTGTAACTGTAGACGGAACAAATCATACAATTAAGATCGCTGACGACACACCTAATCTTTACTATTTCTGTGCTACAGAAAACGCAGATCATATTAACGAGGGTGGTGATGATGGTGATGAGGCAGTGATGACTGTCAGCACAAACAACCCTAAGACATTTGGTAGTGGTCTAGAGATAACAGTTACTGATGTTGTTGTAGAAGAAGTTGTAAAAGGTAAAGTAGATGATGGTGAATTTAGTGTACAAAAATTAGTATCACCAGATGCAGATATAACTGCTGCCCTCATTGCAAATGCAACTGTCAGTGCGACTGCAACTCTTGCTGCTACTGTAACAAGTTCTATTACTGCGGCTTCAAATGAAAACCTATCTCTTGCGGTTACAGATCCATTAACAAATAGTCTTGTCGTTGATGCTGCTGGTCTTAATATAGGATCTACAATTCAAATTTCAGCAACGAGTGGTAACATTACAGGTACTGGAGAAATAAAAGGTGATGCTGTTGCTGTTGGTGATTATCTTAAATTATTAAGTTCTAACAATAGTCTATCATCTCTTGGTGGATATGATGTTCTAGTTGTTCCTGATACAGGAAGAATTGCTGATGTCTTAACCAACACTGCTATTGCTATTCCTGTTGGTAATACAGCAGAGAGACCTACTGCTGGTATTGTAAAAGATGGTTGTATCAGATATAACACAGATACGAATCAGTATGAAGGATATAGTACTAACTCTTTATCATGGTCATCTCTAGGTGGTGTAAGAGACTTAGATGGAAATACTACAATCTTAGCAGAGGAAACTGTTGGTGCTAATGATAATACTCTATGGTTTATTAATGATAATATTAATACAATTAGAGTTACACCAAATCATTTAGAATTTGTAAACATGAAGAAGATGCGTTCTGTGAACGTATCTGCTCCTGCATATGTTGATTGGAATGCGAATACTCCTGTAACTTTAGGTCAATATGTTAAGTACAAAAATAACTTATATGAAGTAACAGGTGCTGGTACTACCGCTACAAGTGGTAATGAACCAGTTCACACATCTGGTGCATTACAAAATGGTTCTGCAGAACTTACATATTCACAATTAGCGGTTGCTCCTCTAACATTTGAAGATATTGAGGAGTTAAGAATAGGACCTCTAGGAGATCTTCCATTAAGTATTAATGGCGATTTAAGATTATTTGACAATGTAATTAATACAGACATCAGTGATCTGTTACTTAGACCTAACTCTGGTAAGAGAGTTATTGTTGATGCTCCAACATCTCTTGTAATTCCAAATGGAACTACTGCTGAGAGAGGAACAGCTGAGCAAGGATCTATCAGATATAATACTACAACTCTAACTTACGAAGGTTATGATGGAACTAACTGGGGTTCACTTGGTGGAGTAAAAGACGTTGATCAAAACACTTATATAATTCCTGAGACTGCACCTGGTGCAAATGAGAACACCTTGTATTTCTACAATGATGGAAGTAATACAATGCAGTTAACAACAACTGCACTTGATTTCTATTCAGTAGATACAATTAGATCTCTGACAAGTCAACAGTTTGAGATTACTGCAAACTTGATGACATTTAATAATGCAGAAACTACATTTGATAATACAAATACACTAAGCACATTCCTACATACTTCAAAACAGTATTTTGATCTTGGTGTTTCTACAGGTGTTTATGTAGATCCTATTCTTAGATTAGATGATCAAGGTGATGTGTATTTGAATACTGGTTTTGGAACTGGTAATTATAATGGTGTTAAAGTTTTTGATGGAGATCTAAAAGAGTTTGAACTTGCTGATGTTAAAATCTTATCTGAGACAATAACATTAACTAAGGGATCATCAAACAATGGTGGATCTAACATATATGAAGTTGCAACTGCGAAAGGAGCGAAGGTAGTTGTTGTTGCAGAAAACTTACAAGATGGTGAAAAAGAGTTCATTGAATTTGGTGTCACAGATGATGGCACAGATGTATTCCATACTGAGTATGGTAACTTGAGAACAGATTATCAACTCATTGTTCCTTCGTTTGAATTTACCGCTGGTAATGAAGCAAGGTTAAATATAGTGTTAGGAGCAAACGTTCCTGCTACTAACTCAGTGAAGATTACCTTCTCATCAACAATCACTAAGAAATAAAAATGGCAACTACTATAGACAAGTTTGATTCAACTGGTGGTTTTTCTATTGCTAGAACCGCAGTTATTGATGAACTTAGGAATGGTAAAGATTTCAACACACTTGAAATTAAAAATTCACAATACTCAGATAGCAATACAACAACATATATTTTGAGAGGTGTTAATACTGCATCTCTAGCATTGGATAGTGTAGGAACTCAAATTCCTATTGCTAATAATACTATGAATTTTGTGACTGGTCACATTATTGCAGTTAATGATTCTGGAGTTGTTTTTACTAACAAACTAGAGTCTGCAGTCTATTGCGATGGTAGTGGCAACGTTTCTGTCATGTCTACAATGGAGACTGTGATTAAAGATGACATTCCCTCAGGTCAAACTTGGTCTATCGTTCCCGTAGGTGCTGCAAATAGATTTTCATATTCAACAGTTAGAGCTGGTACTACTGCCACAATTAAATGGGCAGCATCTACCAGAGTTACTAGTCTAGCTTGGGTTTGATGATGCTAAATATAACTGAGGATAATACAGGTTCTGGGAGTTAAACTGCGACATGGCAATTCATATTAATTCCGATAAAGAAAAGTTTAGGGGCGTCAACCCGAAACTTATCGGCGACAATGAACTTACCGTTAGAGGCGGGACTGGTTCTGATGAAAAAGAAATACTAAGAACGCAGTTAGACGCTAGTACAGGATTGCCACGTGTTGGTATCAACAGAACGGGTCAGAGAGTTAATGACGTTCAGATAGATGCTGGTGGTTCTGGATACATATCACCACCAACTGTAACAATTGCTGCACCACCAGGTGGAGGTGTACAAGCACAAGGTTCTGCCTTTATCTTTAACGGACAAGTTGTTTCTGTTGCTGTTAACGAACCAGGCAGTGGATATACACAAGCACCTCTTGTTACTTTATCAGGCGGTGGTGGTGTTGGTGCTGCTGCAACAGCAGTTCTTGATACTGTAGACTTTGAACTTGACATTAACGGTGCGATTAGAACCTCAACTTCTATCATCTCAGATACTGCGAGAATCCTAAACCTTGATATTGACAATTTTGTTACTCCTAACGCAGCATTTAGAGCACCATCTTTAAAAACATTTGTTAATAACTCTGGTACTCTTTGGTCTCCAAATATTATTCTACAGACAAATGCTTACAGATATTTTGGAGCAAACGTATACCAAGCATTAAACTCTGGACAGACAGGTTCTGATGCTCCTGTACATACAGATGGTATTGCATTAAATGGTGAAGTACAGTTCAAACATATTGGTTTCCGTGTTGTAGATACTAATGCATTTGGATATAGTGAGACAGGACCTGCAGGAGAGTTTCCAAGATCTATTACACCTCTATTAGGTGACAGATCAGACAAGATTGCAACTACAGAATACGTCCTTAACTTAGCAACGAATGACGTTGGTGGTCGTATTTACGTTTCACAACAGATTGGTTCTGACCTTAACGATGGTCGATCTGCTGTAAACCCAGTTAGAAGTATTAAAAAAGCTGCACAATTAGCATGGGCAACACCTGGCGTTAAAGAAACTATTATTGTATCTGGTGGTGACTATGTAGAAGATAACCCAATATCACTACCTCCTGATGCATCAGTTGTTGGAGATAACTTACGTTTGGTTATCATTCGTCCTGCTAACCCACAGAAACATATATTTAAGTTTGGTGATAAGAACTATGTGATTGGTGTTACCTATAGAGATAAGATTGACTCTAACGGTGACCCTGTTGCTACTTGGGACTTTGCTATGGTCTTTGACGATAAGCAAAGAGTCATAATTGATAAAGAAGCAAATGGAGATGCTGGAACATCTTGGCCTATAGGTCATCAGATATTCGGACCTCAACAGTTCCGTGTTGGTTTCCAAGATAACACTGGTTTAGCAAATTTAGCTACTGGTTTACAAGTTGTTGGTGTTAACACTGGTGCAAGGGCAGATATTATTGCTGTTAATTTTGCTCAAACAACTGGTGCTAGTGCATATGTCTCTGGTACTATTGATGTTAAATTAGTCAGTGGTTCTTTTGTAGAAGGTGAACAATTTAATTACGTAGTTTCAATTACGACTGGTGCTCAACAATCATTGACAACATCAGGTACAACAGCTGCTAATAAAATTACATATACTCAAGATCCTACAAGTGCAATTCCTACAGGAACATATGTATATCTTTCCGACGCTGGTAATCCAGCATTTACTGCATCAACTGGATATTACGAAGTTGCTTTAATTGAACCTAATGATGTCAACACTCCTACAGCATGGGAAGTAACATTTGTACCTCTTCTAGGTGCTACTGGTTGGAACAATGCATTCACAGCACAAATAGAAACCTTTACAGGAAATGCTACAGTCAATACTTTAAATACAAATTCTCTTAAATCAATTAGAGCTGAGGGTGAAGTTGTATCTGTTGACGAAGATTACGTTTCATCATTACCTATTTCTAGAATTGATTTCTCATTACAAGGTGATCCTAGTATTGCTCAAGGTGGTTTTCAAAATGCACAGTTTGGTAATGCAGAAGATTTAGGTGGTATTGTATTCTATACAAACGCATTGGTTGGTAGAAATAACACTCACGAGTTTAAAGAAGGTCAAGAAATTTTAATTGAAGGACTACCAACTTCTAGTCCTGATTTATCAGTATTAAATGGTAAGCAAAGAATTTACAAAGTAATTGAAGATGCTGATGGTCGTTGCAGACGATTTGTAATTCCTAAAAAGATGCCAGCGATCACAGATGGTAATCTAGATCCTGGTCAATTTGCTGTTGTAAAAACTTTTTCAAAGTCTATTACACTTTCACTTCTAAACTCTCCAAACAGTTTCCCGCTATCTACTCCTGTAGAAAGAAGATTCCAAGACGCTTGTACATTCCTTCGTAACAACAGAGAGTTTATTGCTGAGGAAGTTCTTGGTGAGGTTAATAATCAGTTTGCAAGATTCCATTATTCTGTTTATGATATTTCTGGAAGTACATTTAAAATATTTGTTGGACTTACTGGACAAGAACACACATATGTTTCTGGTGGTACAGTAACATTTGGTGGAACCACTGTTAATGTAACTAATTTTGTTTACGATAATATCGTTACAGGTAATGCTACTGTTACAACTGCGTCACCCATAGCAGGATTAGCAGAAGATGATGTCATAAAACTAGAGGGAATGACTCTATCCTGTAGTGCTGGTAATAAAATATATCCTGCATACAGTGCATATAGTGCATCAGGAGATGATGGTGATACACAATGTAAGCAAGATGTTATTCACTTTATCAACGCTCTTATAAGAGACTTAGAATTTGGTACAAACCATAACATTATTGAAGGTGCTCAGAAGTATATTGTTGGTGGTAAGATAACATATATTGATGATGAAATTATAGAAAATGTTCGTGCTATTGAATATGCTAGACAGTTAGCAATATATTGCGTAAGAAACTGGAGAACTGGAACTGGAACTCCTACAGAACCAATCTATACACCAAAATATTCTAGTCTAACAAGATACTTTGATGACACTGTAATTACAAATACCGCTTTGTTAAATGCAGATGGTAGTGTTAACAATAGTGGAAATGCTTGTAATGATGTAACATCTGCTATTGATACTCTAGCATTCTTATGGAATGATGTCATTGCTAACAATGCTAGTGGAACATATCTAGATGCTGCATATCTAATTTCTAGAAACAAAGTTCTTATTGCAGATCAAGCATTACGTGATACAGTAAATTACTTCCCATTTTTAAATCTTGATGACACATCAGAAAGAAAATGTCGTAGAGATGTTAGAAAAATATTAGATGGTCTAATTAGAGACTTAGTGTTAGGTGGTAATGATGGTATTTTAACTGCTGCTGAATCATACTTTACAGGAACACAATTAACTGGTGTTCAAGAAGCACAACGTGCACCAACTTTATATGCTGTTGGAAGAGCAAAAGTATATGCTATCGCAGCAATGCGTAACTGGACTGATGGAAACGTATTAGAGGTTACACCAAATAACTCAACATATAATTCTACATCAGGTGAATTAACTGTTTCATTCCCTGCTCCTTTGATTCCAGTTTCGATTGGAGATAGAATCGCATTCAAAGAAGAGGCACTTAATTTCTCATGTACATATAACGGTGTAACAGCAAACCATCCTGGTCCTGCAAAAACAGATCCATCCTATGGAAAAAGTTTTAACATATCAAACCTTGTAAGTAACGGAACTACAACAACAATTACATGTAATGTTGGAGATGCAGGTCCTGCTGCTGGTGTTGCTCACACATACGTAGGTTCTGTAACTAATGGAACAATCATAATTTACAATCCAACGCAACTCTCATCACCTATTCCTAAGTTTGAAGATTGGAATATACTTCTTGATGCTACTTCAAGTGCTGCATCTGGAATATTATCTCCAACAAATGCTTCTTACAATCCAGCAAATGGTGAATTAGAATTGACAGTTGGTTCTGGTCATGGCGTAACGACATCTAATGAAGTTAGAATTGCTGAAAATGCATTAACAATGACTTGTGCGATGGATAATAATGTTACAGAGCATAGTTATCCACAAGAAGGACAACCAGCATTTGGTAATAATAGACCTGTAACTGCAGTAACTACAACTACAATCACAGTTGATGTTGGTGTAGCAGGAGCAAACCAAACATTTACTCCAACAAACGCTGTTTATAATTCTGCAACTGGTCTATTAGTTTTAACTATTGGATCTCATAATTTAACTATAGATGAAGGAATTGTTATTGCTGATGATTCACTTACATTTACATGTACGATGGATAGTAATCAAAGTCAAAAGACTTATCCTCGTGCATCAGTTGATTATGTTTCTGGAAGATCTATTCCAATCATAGCAACATCAGCTGAAACTATTACTGTTGATGTAGGAGCAGCTGGTGCTAATAAATTATTAACTCCAACAAACGCACAATATGATCCTAATACAGGTGACATGATTTTGACCGTTGGTCAGCATGGTTTAGGAGTTGGGCGTGGTATCGTAATTGTTGATAATTCATTGGTATTCACATGTGCTCAAGATGGTAATGCTACAAACCATTCATATCCAAGACCTTCTGATCCTGCATCTGGAACTTCTAGAACAATTACTGCTGTAAGTGAATCACAGCATACAGTCTCAAATGCAACATATACACCTAGCACTGGTGTAATGGTAGTTACCAGTAATGGTCATGGATTTAGTGATGGTGATTATGTTAAATTTGATGATGACTCATTAACATTTACATGTTCTCTAGATGGTAATGCAACCAACCATACATATCCACGTGCTACAGACCGTGCTAGTGGTAGATGGTTACAAATTTTCAACAAAACTAATAATACATTTGAAGTTAATGTTGGTATTACTGCATTTGGAGGAACACATACTTTCGTTACTGCAACATCAAATGGTCTTAAGAGACAGACAGGAACTTTAACAGTCAATGTTGGTACATCATCTAACACAACCAATCATACGTTTGTAGCAGCAGCTGCTGATGCAATACAACATTATCCACAATCTGTTCACACATTTGTAAGTGCAAGCACTGGTGCTATAATTCATCAACCATCTGCTGCTCATACGTTTAAGAGAATGGATGCAAATTCTGTATCTGTATACGCTGCAGGAGCTGCACCATTATGTGCTGGAGTTGCTACATCTATCAACACAATCATGAGCACATTGACTGATGTGTTGGATGGTACAACTGCTGCTGGTTCTACACCAAGAACATATGGAACTTTATTTGATGCTTCACTACTCTTTACATACCCTGATAGTTTCTTATATGATGAATTTAATAGGAGAGTAGCAATTCGTGGTGACTTTGATGACTTCCCAATTATTGAGGCATCTCCATATACACAGAACGCATCTGTTATCTCTTTCTTAGGAGGTGGTGGTGCACTGGTTGATGGATCTAAAGTTAAACAACCCAACTGCCCATTTCCTGGTCTTGAACTAGATGGAACTGCATCCTTCCCTAATCAGGGTAAGTCGATGGTTGCATCTGCATTCACGATTGTCTCCTTTGGTGGTACTGGATATAAAGTTATTAACGATGGTTATACACAGTTGGTTTCTGTGTTTGTTATCTTCTGTCAAGATGGTGTACTTGCTGAGTCAGGTGGTTATTGTTCCATTACTAACTCTGCTACAAACTTCGGTACATATGCTCTCCGTGGTGTTGGATATAGAGCAGAGTGTTATGAATTTGACCAAGGTATAATCAGTAACGTATCTGCTACACCTACAGGTAGAACAATTCTTACAGTTAGTGGATTAGGAAGAGAACCACTAGAGCATTATGTTGGTAAGATTGACGGATATAGAAATACAAATACAAATATAGAATACTTTATTGATGTTGTTGCTGGTGTTACTGTAGGTCCTCCATTCTCTGCACAGTTAACATTTGATGATGGTACTGGTCAAGGTATGGATCTTACTGATCTGAACACAGGAAACCCAGTATCTACTGGTGTTCTTCTTGGTAAAAATATCAAGTTACATAGACCATCTATCGTTAACTCCTCATCACACACTTGGGAATTTGCTGGATCAGGTACTAACTACCTAGCACTACCTGAGAACGGTGGTACTAAGATTGAGGCATATGAACAGGTTTCTGAATTATATGGTCGTGTATATGTTTCTGGTACTGACGAACTTGGAGACTTCAAGGTTGGTACATTCGCTAGAATTGAAAACAGAACTGGTGCTATTACCTTCACTGGTACGGTTACAATCTCTGAAGTTGAATTCTTGAAACTAAAAGGTGGTGACGTTGTTGTTACTGGTTTTGACGCATCTAACACATTGGGTGGTGCTAACTCTAGTGACTCTAAACTACCTACACAGAAAGCGGTTAGAGACTACATCACTAACTCTTTAGGACCTTACATCAACAAACCATATTCTACCAACGCTGTTCCTAGAGCACTAGTTGAATTGACTGACTCTGGTAAGATATCTATTGACCAGATTCCTGCTCTAAGACCATTCAGTGTATTTACAGTTGCTAACCAAGCAGAAAGAACATCTCTAGAGGGTGCACTTGCTGGTGACATCGCTATCCAACAGGATACATCACAGTCATTCATCTTGAACAATGACTTAGAAAGTTTATTCTTAGGATTTGCAGTAGATACCAGTCTCGCATTTACAATTGGAGATATCTTCGAGGGTAGTATATCTGGTGGTCGTATACAGTCAACAGAATATAGACAAGGTGTTGTATACACAGTCAACATCACGAATGGTGGTTCTGGATATACTGTTGCACCAACTGTTAGTTTCTCAGGTGGTAACCCTGCAGCTGGTGCTGTATCAGCAGCTGCAACTTGTACGATTGCAAATGGTCAGGTTGTTACTGTTACTATTGTTGAGTTCAATGGATTTAAAGGTGGTAAAGGATATACCACACAACCTACTGTTACATTCTCTGCTCCTCCAGGTGCTGGTACACAAGCACAGGGTAGTCCTTTAATTGAGAGTAGATTATATGGTAACATCGTTAATAATATCAAGATTGAAGATACAGACACTGTTGATGATAGTTCAACACCAAGTGCAAATACAGTTAATATTAATAGAACGATTAATACATCTTCATTCAATGTTAATAACTGGGTATCTCTATCATCCAACCAGATTGCTGCATCAGATATTACATCAGGTGTTATTGAGACAGATAGATTAGCATCAGGTGGTGCTGCAAACTCATTCACATTCTTAAGAGGTGACCAGAACTTTGCATTAGCAGTTCAGTCAGTTAAGGGTGCTGAAACAAGATACTTTGCTAAACTAGCATCACAGTGTAATACTGGATCGTCATCCATGGTATTTACCACGAACTCTGACGTTCTCATTGGTCATGATGTGTTACAAGGAATTGCTGGTATTCAAGCAAACACAAGTATCACTGGTGTTGTTACTGCCGCTGGATTAACAACCATAGCATTGAACAATCCAGTTACTCAAAATATTCCATTAGGAACAATCATTGAGTTTGAGCGTGGTGAATCACCAATGACATTTGAGTCTACCTTTACACAGGGTGGATTCGTTGATGATGTTATCATTGCAAACGGCGGATCAGGATTTACAAACGGACAATATTTTGACCAACCTTTACAGGGTGGTACTGGTACAGGACTCAAAGCAAATATTGTTGTTTCTGGTAATACAGTTACAGAACTTACTGTTACTGATGGTGGTACTGGATATAATGCTGACTTCTCAATTACAGTTGCACCATCATCAATTGGTGGTGGATCTAGTTTAGTATTAAATGCAAAAGTAAGTACAGTCAATAGACAGTATGCAAACGTTTCTCTTGATATTAACAGGGTTACTGACCTAACAATTTCTGCTGACCTCTACGGAACAATTGGTGTTTCCAGATATAAAAAATCACAATTTAATATTGGTCAAGCAGGAAACGGATCTGTTGAACTTAAGACTGGTCCTGATAGTGGATTGGATGCTGACTTATTAGATGGACAGCAAGGTAATTACTATACCAATGCAAACCACTTATTCGCTGGACAAGTTCCACAAGATAGACTAGGTGGTATATATGGTATTGATATTAGTGGATCTTCTGCTAACACAATTAGATTACAAACTGGTACTAACAACCCAACCTCTAACCCAAATCCAAACAGTTTCGTTGAGGGTGTTATTTCTAACACAGTATTCAACAGTTCTAATGGATTAGGAACTGCATATCCTTCTGTTAACACAGGTATTGGAACTGGAACATCTACTAAGCACTTAGTTCTAACTATAAGAAATGGTGCCTCTGGTTTTGACGCATCGTTTGGTGGTGTAAGACAACTTGCATTTGCTAATGATGACAACATGTATCTTCGTGGTTCTGGTAATGGAGTCAGCACATGGAATTCATGGGCGAAGGTATGGACATCATTAAGTGATGGTGTTGATTCTGGAATGGATGCTGATAAACTAGACAACAGACAAGGTGCTTGGTATCAGAATGCATTAAACATTAACTACGGAACATTATCTGATAATAGACTTCCTAGATTTATTAGTGAGACTAAGTTTAGAGATAAGGTCACGATCAAAGCATTTGCTGGTGATCCTAAGTTTAGAATATATGTCTCAGGTCAAATATTAAATACAGCACCATTCATACCTGGCGATCCTAATAACCCATCTGTAAACCTTTACAATGCTAACGCACAGGGTGTTGGTAGTTTTGTTATTGACAACGTTATCACAAATGATGATGTTAATGATAACTTCAATGATTTTACAATCTTAATTGGTAGACTTACATCTGGTAATTTTGCTGGTGCTCTAACAGTTGGTACTGCATCTAACAGAGTAGAGTTTGATGACTTTACTATTGAAGATGGTAACACACTAGAAGTTTGTAACTTACATAGTGATGGTGGTGTTGGACAGTTACAACTAGGTAGAAAAGATGGTAACGCAACTACACCTAGAATATTATTCAACTCATCTCAGCTCGCTGCTAGTTACAACGCTAAGATAGAAGCATCAGGTGGTAATGCATCTGCAGGATCTGGTTCTCTTAACGTTGATGTTGTAAATGCTGACGGATTTACAATTAAGAACCAAGTTGTTTGGAACCAAGGTAACATACAATTCTCAAGTTCCAACACACCAAATTATGCTGTACAACGTGATGGATCTGGTAACTTCTCTGCTGGAACAATTACAGCAAACTTAGTTGGTTCTGCATCACTTAACGTATTGAAGACTGGTGATACAATGACTGGTTCATTGAACATCACTGGTGGTACTTCTGGACTTACAGTCGCTGGTATTACAAACCTCAATAATTTCACTAACGTTAATAATGATCTTAATGTTTCTGGTGCTTTGTTTGTTGATGTATCTGCTTATGAGGTTGGTATCAATACTACAAATCCAGCATCAACACTTCACGTACAGGGTAATGATGGTATCCTAATTCGCACCAGTAGTAACGGTGTTGGTGCTAAGATTAAATTTAGTGATCATCAAGGAGGATACACTCAACAAGGAACATTCCAGTATAAGCATCAAGATGGATCTATTTCTGGTACTCCATGGAACGATGGATGGGAATTGTTTGGATCAGAAGCACTCACTGGATTTAAAGTATTTGGAGATATCGTTGCTGAAAGAAGACTTGGTGTTAATAATAACAATCCAAGTTACACTCTTGATGTTGGTGGTAATGCAAGATTTACTACTGGTGCATATATAGATTCTGCTAATGATAACTCTGGTGCACCAATATACTTCTTAGGTTCTAACTCACAAAGAAACTTTAGAATTGGTAACCAGATTGGTCATAACAATGCGTTTGAGATAACACCATCTACAAACAATGGTGGTCAGAACTGGGATAGCACTCCTGCAATTTATGTTAGAGGTGACAGAAGAGTTGCTATTAATACATCAGCAATATCTGGTGTTGACTCTGAATCAAACACAACTAGAAGTTACTATCTAAATGTTCAAGGTGATATGAACATTAACGGACAGTTGTTCCAGAACAACTCTGAGTTCGTAACATCTAGATGGACAGAAGCATCTAACAATCTAGATATTTACAGATTATCTAGAGTTGGAATTAATAGAACTAATCCAACATATCAGTTACATATTTCTGGAGATACTAACATAGAGAACGGTTTCCTATATGCTAATGGCGTTAAACAGTGGATCGACTCTTATGGTATATTCAAGTCAAACAGTAATACTGTTGCTGAGAATATAACAATTCCTGCAAACATTAACTGTGTTAGTGCAGGACCTATCACCATTGCTAACGGTTATACAGTCACTATAAATAGTGGTGGTAACTGGGCTATTGTATAAAGGAATCTAAAGATGGCAGGTATTTTAAAAGTAGACCAGATCCAAAACACCGCTGGTGTTAATATAATGGATCTGCAAAACGATAATTTGAGAATATGGAATGGAAGTGGTTATTCTGAAATGACAACTCCTGGTGCTTTAATTGGCATCAAAACATATACATCACAGAATGGAAACTGGGCAGATAGATCAACCTCTGGTGGATCTGGTACATGGACAAAACCATCTGGTTGTAATCATGTATTAGTTTACGTCACTGGTGGTGGTGGAGGTTGTCGTTGTAATGACAACAACTATCGTGGTGCTGGTGGTGGCGGTGGAGCTACTGCTATTAAATACATTGATGTTTCTGGTGTAAACAGCGTTAACTACACATATGGTGGTGGCGGTGGTTATGCTCGTAATGGTGGTAGAGGAGGATCTGGAGGAACTTCATCTTTTGGTAACTATTGCTCTGCTTCTGGTGGACAAGGTGGTTACACTGATAACCCATATGAAGGAGGAAGAGGTGGAGATGCCTCTGGTGGAGATATAAACCTACCTGGCGGACCTGGCGAAATGTCACACGGTTCTAATAGAGAAGGTTGTAGTGGATCTACATTTTGGCATAAGGCAGGATCTAACCATCATAACTCTAGCGATGGAGCAGAGAGCACACATGGACAATGGGGTTCTGGTGGTGCTTATGGATATTATTCACAAAATGGATATGCACATAATAATGGCAACGGTGGTGCTGGTTGCGTAATCGTATGGGAGTATACCTAATGTATCAAGTACTTGTAAATAAACATAACGGAACTGTACTTCAGTTCGTGAAAGGTGGATCAGACGACCAGTTTGAGGTACATGAAGATTTCATGTGGGTGCAGTATCTAGAAGAAATAGATAAAGGTTTAGGCGAGGCTGACTATGAATTCAACCGAGCAACAAATGAATTACAAAAAATAGTTCGTGAACCAACTGCATACGATCTTGCTCGCAAACAAGAGTATCCAGATTTTGCAGAACAATTGGATATGCTATATCATGACATGGATGCTGGTATTATACCAGGCAAAGAAACATCCAAGTGGTTTGAGAAAGTGAAAGAAGTTAAAGAAAACAATCCCAAACCATAAATAAACTTATAGGAAAGTAGTGTAACCATGTCTCAGTTAACAGTTGGAACAGTTTTAACAGGTAATGCGAGTTTAACGACGCAAGGTCTTAAACTGCCATCTTTTAATAACTCGAATAGACCAGCATCACCAAACGTAGGTCAATTAATCTTCAATACATCTGAAGGTAAGGCACAGATTTGGAATGGTTCAGACTGGGATGAAGTTGGTGGTGGTATTCCAGAACCAGCTGATGTAACTAGAGGTTCTTATCTAGTATCTGATGGAAGCAACGGTGTTTTCTGGGCGTATCCTGGTCAGACTGTTGCATCTGCTCCTCTTACAGGATTCAGATATAGAAGTTTGATAACACACGGTTATCTGGTGGCGGGGTATAAAGGATCTAATCCTTGGAGAACGGTTAATAAAACATGGCATGCAAATGATATTACTTTCTATTGTGGAGAACAACTAACTAGAGCACTTACTTACGCTGACTGTACATGGAGTGATTACTTCGGGTATGGTCATGGTTGCGTTAACTCTTTCACGGGATCTTCTAACTTTACAGACTCGATCAACCTACACACAGGTATGAGACGAATGTTTGGTACTACTGGATCAAACCCAGGCGGTGGTACTTACTCTCCAACCTCACCATATGGTTGGGAAGGAGACGATCCTAGAGGAGTTATGGGATATACAACTGTTGGTGGTTGGAATATGCCAGTTAACCGAGATAGAAACTCAACTGCTACTGCACAGGTACAACAGTTTGGTTACAACTTAGGTGGAGGTAACTCTGCTGTAGGTAAACTTCACTACTCATCTGAGATCATGTATCAGGTAGGTAACTCACCTTCTGGTTCTGACCACACTGCATCTTGTGGTGATGAGAATAGATCTTGGGCATCCTTCCGTGGTAGTAGATACTACGTCAATCATTCCAACGATAGTTGGGCTGGTTGGTCATCTAACATGTCTCCTGACGGAGTTTGTAAACCACTTCCTTCTAAGTATGGTCACTTCTACTGTGGAACTGGTAACAATGTTACATCACCTTGGACTAAATACAGTGGATCATCTGGAGCTGGTCTTAAGAACGGAACTAAAGTTCGTGCTTATGGTGAAGAAAATATGATGATGGGTCAAGACAAAGGATACATGATGGGACAATATGATGGTCAGCAGAACAACCATACAACTAAGTGGGATTACTCCACTGACGTTGAAACAAATATGCCAGCTGCTACTAGACCAAAAGGACATTATGGAACATCTTCTGGTGGTTGCTGTTCAGCATCCGCTTCTGTAACTGCTAAACGAGCACAATAATGAGATACTTAATCGTCAACGAAAAAGAAATCAATCCAGAACAGTTTGTAAACATGACTGCTACTGGGGATACCAGACTGCACTACAGCGAAATGTTTTCGTTGATGCACTTCTCATGTGTAGAGGTCAGTGAAACAGTTTTCCAAACTATATCTAAAGAATGGGAACACAAATACTTAGAAGTTACAAAAGCACAAGCATATAACGGATCAAACTTCTTCTCAGAAATTAGACCGTTTGGTAAGGTTGCTGCATCGGTTGATTCAGCTGGTTATGCATGGACTCCTGCTAACCCAGTTTTAAAAGTTCCTATCGAACTTACACCAGAAATTAAGAAAGAAGTTGTAGACTTCATGATATATTTTGCAAAAGAAATTATTGAAGATGAATACAACACACGTCTTAAGAATCTTAAGAACACTACAGATCTAGAAGTAGCATCTTGGGAAATCCAAAAGCATGAAGCAAGAGAATGGTTAGAAAATAAAGGACTAGGTGGTAGTAAAACTCCTTTCTTAGACTACCTATCTGCTGAAAGACATATTGACAAAGACACTCTTTCAAATAAGATACTTGCAAATGCAGAAGCATGGGAAGATAAACTATCTACAATGCTAGTAGAATATCAAATCCTAATAAAGAAATTTGAAAGTTGCACTGAAATTTGGGACCTAAATATATTATATGAAGATCACATTGGTATCATGTTGCCTCAAAAGCAAGCGATTGAGATGGGGAGAACAAAATCTGATACTGACTGGGATCGCAAACCAGAGTATGAGGTAGAACCCTATGTCTTTAAATTCTGACGCTAATTTTTCAGATATAATTGCAGACGTAAAAAATATAATAAGTTCAGACACAAACGAAATACATTTATCAAAGTCATTTGTAGACGAGTTCGCACTCACTAAAAAAGACTTTGATGTCTTGTCTGCATCTATGCGTTTTGATAGTGGTATGACAGAGTATGAGTGTGAGCACTTTGTTGCTGACCCTCAATTAACTCCATGGAGAAAAGTCCGTCAAGCATTGATGGAACTAGAAACTAGATATCATGCATACATGGAGAATAGAAATAGTCTTAGAAAGGCAGAGATTCTTAGAAAAAGATTGAACAGGGACATGCCATTGCTTCCTGACGAACTTGATAGAGAGTTGATGCAAATTGATATGGAAAAAAATGATTATGATATTGGTATTTGGAAAAGGAAACTCAGGCAATCTGAACTAGAGTTAAAGTATTTCTTAAATGTTGTTGACAAATATGTTGACGACGAGCATCCTTTAGAGTATTATTGTCAAGAGAATCATCAGGAAGTAAGAATGTATTGGATTGCTCGTATGGGCAAACAAGCAGCAATGGATATTATTTCTTATGGTAGAATTGGTTCTGGTAACATGACTACAATCATGGATATGCCAGAGGAAGATCAGGTAGAAACACTTGGTGTTGCTGTTCAGTATTCTGGTATGATTGGTGGTGGTATTGACAAACTAAATAAAATGATCGCACCGAAGTTACAAGCACAGTTAGCACAGGATGGTATAGTAATGCCTAAACTGTTAGAACATAAATATAGTGGACAGGGTGAAAACCAATACAAATTACAAGGGGAAAATGGATAGATTTTTTAATCCAACAAGTAGACATCTTGATCTATTGCCTGTAATTCATCATGCTATATGGCAAAGGTATGAATTAGGGGATACAAGTGGCGACACTATTACATATCCACAATTGGATCAATCAAAGTTGGAGCAACTAGCAGAGACACACAAGGGTATCTTAGTAGATAAACCTGGTGAAGAACATTTATATATGGAAGCAGTGATCGTAGATTATGGCAAGTTTCTCGCTACCTCTTAATACTAAATTACCTGAGGATTTTGTAGTAAACCAATTCATTCCTTTTCTACAAGAACATAAGGAATATATCTACGATATCTATTTTACCTGTCGTATGCCACCCTTTACGCAAGATGCAATGGGTGACGTAATTGATGGTGACATCAGAGAAACAACTTTAAATGCTTTGTTTGTATCACAGGAGACTGGGATACCTTTGTCTGCAACATTTAATAATATCCAAGTTCCTCCTACACAAGAGAACTTGGATATTTTTATTGAGAATTTTAGATTCTTGTATGACAATGGTGTTCGTATAGTTACCCTACCACATACAACATGGATGTTGACTGGGCAGATACAGAGAGAGTTTCCAGAATTAAAAGTAAAGAATACTATACTCAGAGAAGTTACTAGACCAAATGAAATTGTAAATCTTGCAAAGGCAGGATTCTATTATATCAATCTAGACAGAGATCTTATGCGTGATAGAGATTCTCTACTTAAAATTAAGAAAGCAAAAGAATACTGTGCATCTATAGGTAAACCTGTCAAGATATCATTACTTTCTAATGAGTGGTGTTGGGGTGGATGCCCGATCATGCCAGAGCATTACCATTATAATATGGTAAGAGAGAAAGATGACCCACAATATTTTAACGATAGTATCAGTAGAGTATCTTGTTCTACATGGGATGAGAAAGATCCTGCAGCATCATTGAAAGCAGCAACTATACCTCCATGGAGGAAAGACTGGGAAGAATTTATTGATCTTGGTATAGATGTATTCAAGATGCATGGTAGAGAAAATGCTATGCGTCTTTATGAAAGTATGTCTATTATTAATAGATGGAAAACTAATGAAGAACTTTTACATCCACAGTTTAATGAATATATTGAAGACGTTTCTTTAGAAGAGAGACCAATTGATATATGGCGAGAAAAAATAAAGACATGTAAGTTTGACTGTTGGGATTGTAATTATTGTGATTCTGTTGTTCAATCTAGAATGAAAAAGAACGACAGACATTTTGATGACGATATTAAATTAGTATTAGAATCTATTGATAAGGCAGCAAGGAGAGAAAGTAATTTTATAGAGGAAGGATATAAGTATGAAGGTCTGTCATCTAATATAGTAAGACATTTTTTAAATAATTTATTATCTAAACCTGATGCAATCTACATGGAGTTAGGAGTTCATGCTGGTAGCACATTTTATGCTGCTACTATGAATAGAGATGTAGAATCATTTGCTATAGATAATTATTCTGAGAAAGAGATATCACCTTTTAGAGATGAAGTAGAAGTAGAAGGATATGAAGATCCTAAGAAAATATTTTGGGCAGGACTACAAGAGAAACAATATTTTTGTGCTAAGACAATTCAAGATCTAACTCCTAGAGATTTACACAAACAACCTAATGTAATTTTCTATGATGCAGACCACGATCCACAAGCTCAGTATGATAATCTTACATTCTTAATTCCTGCATTTGCAGACAAGTTTATTCTTGTTGTTGACGATGCAAACTTTATGGGTGTTGTGCAATCATCTGAGTTCTGGATAAAAGAACATAAACTCAATTTATTATTTGAGAGAAAAATACTAACTAAAGTTCCAGAAGATCCTAATGGTTGGTGGAATGGTATACATGTTATGGTATTACAAAAATGAATTCATTTAAACATCAATACATGGTAGTCCATCTTGATGATGATTTCTTTCCACAATTAGAAAAAGCAATAAAACCATATCAAGATTATGAATCAGGTAAGACAGATCAATGGGATGGTAACAAATATCAAGCACAACATAATAAAGATAGAAGTTCAAAGTTATGCTGGATAGACAATGATGAAGTCTATGCAATGATGGATGGTCTTGTGCATTTTGCTAATACCAAATGTGATTGGAATTTAGATGTAAATTTTATGGAACCTCTACAACGTACAAAATATGATGTAGGTGATTTCTATGATTGGCATTGTGATGAGATGGGTTGGACAAAAGGTAAAAGACCTAACAATAGGATACGTAAAATAAGTTTTACAGTTATGTTAAATGATGATTTTGAAGGTGGTGAATTTGAGATACAGACAACTGAAAAAAATGTGGTACAATTAAAGAAGAAAGATGTTATAATATTTCATGCTGATACTCCACACAGAGTTAAACCAGTGACTAAAGGTGTTAGACATTCTCTTGTTGGGTGGACACAAGGACCTGCATATAAATGAGATTTATAAAAGAATATACATTGAGTGATCTTAGTATATGTGATCGTCTTATAGATCTATACAAAGACGCCGATAAAATAGATTTGACTTATGCTGGTCGTGTAGGTGGTGGGAGTGTCATGCCTGAGGTAAAAAAGAGTAGAGATTTTTTTATTGAAGATGCAGGTCCTCTAGGAGAACCTAGTGATTATAAATTTGATTTATACCAAGAAGAGTTAAATGGATTTATTGATAATTACTTGAACTCTTTGACTATTCACAATCAAGAATTTGTAATGCAAAGACTACCACAGATTCAATACTATAAACCAGGTGATGGTTTTTATACTTGGCATGTGGATGCATCAGGATCTGATGGGTGTGATAGAGCATTTGTATACATCACATATCTAAATGATGTTCCTAATGGAGGAACTGAATTCTTTTATCAGGAATATACTGTAGAGGCAAAGAAAGGAAAAACATTAATTTTTCCTGCTGGATTAACACATAAACATAGAGGTGTGATATCAGAGGAGCATGAAAAATATATTATAACTGGATGGCTTTGGTGGGTATGAAAATTATAAAGAACTTTTTACCTAAATCATTACTTGACGCATGTGTAGACGACTTTAGATCTAAGTTGAATACTGACTGCTGGTCTTCTAGTAACTTTGCATGGAAACCATTTTTAAGACAAGGTGTTCATGGATCAACTATTGCTACTGCTATTCCTAAAGTATTCAGTGATGAAATATCAAGACATTTAAAACCACACGCACCAGAGTTTAAAAAGTTGACATGTAGATATAATGTATGGCAACCAGGTGCTGGTATTGGAGTACACTCTGACACTCATCATTTGTTTGGTGCAACACTATATCTAAATGAACATTGGCATCCAAATGCTGGTGGTTGGTTTGTATGGATGGATCATGCTGATCTTAATTTAGATGAAGATCCAAACAAAACTGATGTTTACAGAGCAGTTCTACCAGAACAAAATATGCTAGTATTAAATGACTGTAGTGAGAGTCACTTAGTAACTACTGTTGCACATGATACACCTGAGTTTAGATATACAATTCAGATATGGGGTGATGCATGAATAAACCTCACGTTATTCGTAATGTATTATCTCAAGAAGAGAGAATATCATTATGGGATTACTTTGATCGTAGATCACCATCTATGAACTCACTTGCTACATGGACATTTAATAATGCATCTTATGGACAGGGTGATCCAGTATCATGGCAACATCCACTAAGAACTGATTTGATATTTACTAAGTGTGCTACTACAGTTAGATTAAAGATAATGAAATTTCTTAGGAGAGATATCAAACTCTGTAAGATACATGCTAATGGACAGACAGCAGGACAGAATACAATGTTTCATAAGGACTGGGAAGAACATAATGTCTGGACATTTATATACTTTAATCAACCACATTGGGATCAAGAATGGGGTGGTGAGTTTGTATGTCAAACACCAGATGATGAATATCATCACACACCATACGTACCTAATACAGGTGCATTGATTCCTTCTAACTGGTTACATAAAGGACAACCACCAAACACACTAATAGGTAATGAGATTAGAACTACTATTGCTTTCTCATTTTGTGATCCTGAGATTCACGATAAGATAATTGCACAGAATACAAGAAAATGGTATTAGGAATTAGAGAGTATCCAGTAGATATTGACGCAGATAAACTTATAGAGTTTATTGATACTAATATTGAAAACGATTCTCTTACTCAAAACATGGCTCATGTATCTAAACTTACCTTTACTGATGGTAAAGATGATTTCTTAGAGTATGATGAACCTATTATCAAAAAATTAAAATGGACATTTCATGATGCTTGTTCTAGGTATTGGGGTATGGATATATTTGATTTCCAAATAAATTCATGGGTGTATGTGGATTGGAATAATAATCCAATAGAACCATATATGCATTCACACAATCCAGACAATCCTTTCACATTATCTGGTATAATGTATATAAAACTAGGTGAGTCTGGAACTACTATGTTTCCTATGCCAAAAAGAGATCCATATTTTTTACCTAAAAAAGAATTGACTTGGTTTATCTTTCCATCTAACTTACCACACTTACCTGGCAAAGGTATTCAAAATCAAAAACGATATAGTTTAAGTGCAGATTTATACGCATGATATACAGTCAAGATAGTTTCTCTTTTCTATCAGAGAAAATGCCACAAAATTTATATCAAGAATTACTTTCTTACACACAGAGAAGAAGGGAGGAAGAGACTTGGAATTACAATGATAAACTTGCTGGTGCATTAGAACAACAGTCAAGTCTATCTGATTGGAGTCCACAGTTTGAAGAATATGTTGTTGGACTATCTACACAGTTGTGGTCACAGGTATATCAAACATGCCCGTGGGATTTTCAAGAAGCAAAAAACGTAACTCCTTTTATAAGACTGAGAAACCTGTGGGTAAATTACCAGCAACAGTATGAATACAATCCTATACATACACACACTGGTATAGTAAGTTTTGTAATTTTTACAGACATACCATATGGTTCTGAAGAAAGAGAGTCACATAATAGTAATGGTGCGTTTCAATTAGAAGCAGATGTATTGCCAGTAGATAAAACTTGGAACGGTGTAATACTTATGTTTCCATCTACAACCAAACATGCTGTATATCCTTTTAAGTCTACACAAAAAGAAAGGGTAACAGTATCTGGTAACTTGATATGGAATGTGGAGGGTGTAGATGAAGAACATTATTAAGGACAACTGCATCAATCCTAACTATCAGAATCTTTTAGAAAGCACTATGAGATATGATACAGATTTTAGATGGGTGTATCATGATAATCTTAGTGAAGATGGTGAGAGTCAGTTGGTAGGTTTCTCTCATATGTTTATATTGAATGGTAATTCTACAAGTAAATACTCTGGAATGTTTCTTCCATTAGTATTTGAAGCATGTTATAATACAGGCATATCAATATCTAAAGTCATACGTGGCAGATGTTTTTTACAGACGCCAGGTGTGAGAACAAAAGAGTATGATTCTATGCATGTTGACTTACCAGATCCACATTTGGTATGTCTATACTATGCATCAGACAGTGATGGTGACACGTATTTCAGCGAAAGAATGTACGGAGAACCGCTTGCTGAATACCCTATAAATAGTACAGTATCTCCTGTAAAAGGTAGATGCGTTTTCTTTGATGGTCTACGATATCATTCAAGTAGCGTACCCACAAAGAAACCTCGATTCGTAATAAACTTTAATTTCTTACCTTGATAACCATGGATCCAGCACAACTAAAAACTAACTTTGAAGAACAAATTGCTAAGACTGATAGTCAGATAACAGAGTTAGAAACGAATTTAGCAAAAGCAAAAGAATATAAATTAAAACTTGTAGGAGGACTAGAAACACTAGGTCTTTTAGAGCAAGAAACACCACCAGCACCTGACGCAGCACCCGCAAACGTTGATCCTTCCTAAATAACTATGAAGGGATTATAGTGGGTAATGGCATCTCCAAGTACAAAAGCAGAATTGATTACATATGCTAAGAGGCAATTAGGTGAACCTGTCTTGCAAGTTAACGTAGATGATGAGCAAGTAAACAATGTAATTGACGACACATTTCAGTTCTTTCAAGAGAATTGTTACAATGGTATGGAGAGGTGTTATCTAGTACACGAGATAACTGCAGATGATAAAACTCGTCTTGCAGCAACTACTGATACAACTAAAGTAGATGCTGGTGTAACTACCACTTGGAAAGAAGCAACAAACTTTATACCTATACCAGCACATGTATCTGGTATTAGTAAGGTATTTGGAATGGTAGGTAACTCTATTCGTTCTAACTTATTTGGTATTGAATATAGAATATTCTTAAATGATTTGTATGCCTTTGGATCTCTTGATATCTTAAACTACTATATGACCAAGCAATATCTAGAGACTCTAGATATGGTTTTAAACAATGGTTCATTCCAGCAGTTTAGATATACTCAGCGTCGTGATCGTTTGTATCTAGATATAGATAAGGACTTCTTACAAGAAGGACAGAATCTGTTGATAGAGGCTCATCGTATGATAGACCCAGATGATGCAACCGAAATGTATAATGATATATTTGTAAAGAGATATGCTACTTCATTGTTGAAGAAACAGTGGGGTCAGAACTTGATCAAGTATAACAATGTTCAATTACCTGGCGGTGTAACACTTAATGGTAGAGAACTTTATATGGACGCATTAGCAGAAATTGAGAAAATCGAAGGTGAGGTTCTCAGTAAGTACGCTATACCACCAATGGATATGATCGGATAAAATGCCTACAAGTCCCTACTTCCCAACTTATCACCAAGGTCACAGTGGCGAACAAACTTTGGTTCAGAATCTTGTGGATGAGCAAATCAAACTCTTTGGTTCTGACATATACTATCTACCCAAAACAGCTATAACAGATGGCACGTTAGACGAGGTTAGATATACTAAATTCCAAGATCAATTTCAAATTGAAATGTTACTTGTAAATGTAATGGGTTTTGGAGACAATGCAGAATTTATAAGTAAGTTTGGTTTACGTATTACAGACGAAATAATTTTTCGTGTGTCTACAAATAGATGGGATGAAGAAGTAGCGGAACATAGTATGGCTGCAAAACTCACAGTTCCTAGTAGACCTAATGAAGGGGATTTATTATACTATCCTCTCACAGAAGATTTGTATGAAATTAAGTATGTCGGAAAGGAAGAACCATTCTTCCAGTTTGGTAAGATTCAATTTTATGCAATTACTGCAGAACTATACGAGGTTGGTTCAGACGATCTTGCTACTGGTGTTGCAGAGATAGATGCTATAGAAGAGTTGTTCGATACTGCTATTGCTCTTACAATGGGAGTTGGTGGTACAGGAGACTTTACTACTGGTGAGACTGTTACTGGTGGTACTACTTCTACAACAGCAGAAGTCAAGTCATGGGATAGTTCTACAAGAATACTACAGGTAATCAATAGAACTGGAACATTTGCAGCAAACGAATCACTTACTGGTAATACCAGTAGTGCTGTATGGGTTGTATCAACCTTCGATACACTACAGGATACAAATAGTGAGTATGATGCAAATAGACAAATCGAAGATGCTGCTGACAATATAGTTGATTGGTCAGAGCGTAATCCATTCGGTGAGTTTGGTAATTTTACAGGTAGCATATAATGTTAGGTAATCACTTTTACAACCAGATAGTTCGTAAGAACATAATAGCATTTGGTACACTCTTCAATAATATTACGATGAAGAGTACAGATCCAAGCACTGGTGCTGTATTGGAAGAAATGAAAGTACCGTTAGCATACGGTCCTAAACAAAAATTTATTGTAAGACTAGAAGAAAATACTAGCAATAGAAAAGTAGCAATCACTCTACCAAGATTGTACTTTGAAATGACTAGCATTGACTACGATCCTACCCGTAAAACTTCTCCTATTCAGAAGTATAAAACAATAATTAATAACAATGGTGGTGAAGTAAGAGTGCAGTATGTTCCTGTACCATACAACCTATCATTTGAACTTGGCGTAATTGCTAAGTCACAAGACGACGCCCTACAAATCACCGAGCAAATATTACCATACTTCCAACCATCATTCAGTGTTACTCTCAACATGATACCTGATATGAATGAGAAGAAAGATATTGCTGTTGTTCTAAACAATGTATCATATGAGGATACATGGGATGATAGTTTCTACGAGCGTAGATATATTGTTTACACTCTTAACTTCCAGATGAAGACATATCTATACGGTCCTTACAACACATCAGATGTTATCAAGAAAGCAATCATACACGAAACACTTGGTGATACAGCAGTTAGTCGTAGAGCTATCACTAGAACATATACACCCAAAGCAAAAACTGATATCAATACTGATGGTGTCATTGATGCAGCAGATGATGCATTGGTCGATGCTGGTGACGACTTTGGATTTAATGAAGGGATTGAATTCTTATGAACCTAGAAGATAATATGGAGGAACTTCTTAACATGGACGTAGAACATGTTGAGAAACCTAACTTGCCAAAGGTAAAATCAAAAGAAGATGATCAACAAAAAGATTATGAATATACTCGTGGTGAATTATATTCTTTGATAGACCAAGGTCAAGAAGCGGTGAAGGGTGCATTGGAAGTAGCACAAGAAAGTGGTCACCCTAGAGCATATGAAGTTGCTGTAGCGGCGATGAAACATGTTGCAGACATGACAGAGAAATTACAAGACTTACATAAGAAAATGAAAGATCTTGATGAAGAAATAAAAGGTCCTAAGAATGTTACTAACAATGCTATGTTCGTTGGTAGCACTGCTGAATTACAAAAAATGCTTAAACAAATGGGTGGTGGCAAGAGATAGTTGCATAAATAAATGCATAGACCCTGACATGGTATATGAGATACAAAGAATTTAAAAGACTCGCTGAGTCTGCCAATGTGCAGGATAACGGAATTTTAGAAGGTGCAGCCTGGACAAAGAAGGCTGGCAAGAACAAAGAAGGTGGACTTAATGAGAAAGGAAGGAAGTCTTACGAAAGAGCAAATCCTGGATCTGACCTTAAAGCACCAAGCAAGAAGGTTGGAAATCCCCGTCGGACATCCTTTTGTGCTAGAATGAAAGGAATGAAAAAGAAATTAACTTCAAAGAAAACTGCCAGTGATCCTGATAGTAGGATCAACAAATCACTAAGAGCTTGGAATTGCTAACAAAGCGTAAACTACACTATCTTTTTGACTATAATTATAGTATAATAACTGTAGAACTATGCGTTTTAATAATGGCGATATCCATTGTCTAATACGAGCTTGTCTAATCGCTCAAGAACAGACAGGATCTGAGGACATATGGGATAGATATGCCGACTTGATAGAAAAACTTAGAGTTTATTCTGATCAAGTTTTATCCCCATCTGAATCATGAAAATAAAAACAAGATTTGAAACTTTCTCTGAAAGAGAAAGACAGATGCTTTCAGAAGCAATCTGGAGAAGACAAAGAAGTTATATTGCTGGCGATAAACTGTTCAACGAGTATGGGAAGATGTTGTCAGAATGTTTAGATAAAATGGACTATATGCCAGGCAAAGTAGTATAAATACCTATTAATATTATGTTCAGTAAAGAATTAAAAGAGGCAACTAAGGAGTCTCATTCAGCAGCAGAAAATACAAAATTTGTTGCAGGATTTCTTAGAGGTGTTGTTGACCCTGAGGAGTATCGTAAACTCATTGCCAATTTCTGGTATGTTTACAGTACCATGGAAAGACTAATTCATGATGCTGATGACCCAACTGTAAGAGTATTACAGGGATGGCAATCACAACTTGATCGTAGTCAGGCATTAGAAAAAGATCTAGTATATTATTACGGTCCTTATTGGAAAGAACAGATAGGTCCTTCACCAGCGTGTGATACTTATTGTTTTAGACTTAGTGAATTAGCACAGCAAGATCCATATCTTCTGCTTGCTCATCATTATACTAGGTACATAGGTGATCTATCAGGTGGACAAATTCTATGTAAAATAGCAAAGAGTGCACTTAATCCTCCTGCGGGAGAAGGTCTAAATTTCTATGAGTTTCCTGAGATTCATGATGCAAAAGAATGGAAAACAAATTACAGGGCAATACTTGATGTGTTAAATCTAAATCAATCACAGAAGAATGCTATATTTGCTGAGGCAAACTATGCATTTAGATTGAATATGTACATGTTTGATGAGATCAAATCTGAAGATCCATACCCTGCATTGACAGCACTTAAAGGTTTCTGGAAAGTAATTACTGGTTCCATTACCAATTAACAAAAATGAAAAACTTACCAATTAAATCTACCTGTGTAGTGTTTGGTCTAATAATAGGAACAGCAACGTTCCTCATACCACAAGCGTGGGCACATCCTATATTAGTGTAAATGTTTAATACTTTATTATTTGGAGTTGGGTTATCTCAATTTCACCTCAGTGATATTGATAACGAAAAATTATCTAAGTTTAAAGAGCAAAGATATTTGGATACCTCTGATCCATTATTGTCAGAGTTAAATTCTCGTATCTTAAAAGAAGGCAAACTTATTTTAAACTCAACTTGTAAAAGTAAAGAGTTATACATTAAAAAAATTTGGTGCAACTATAATATCAATAAAGATATAGAGGAACCACACAATCATAGAAATAGTTTTTTGTCTGCTATTTACTATCCACTATCTACAGATGGAGTAATACAATTCTTTTCTCCATTCTCAGATTATTTTTTATCACAAGTTCCTATTGAAGATGTATATGATATGAACTGTTACAACTCTAGTTTCTACGAGTTACCAGTTAGATCTGGAGACTTATTAATATTTAATTCAATGCTCTACCATAGAGCAAAACTATCCAGTGATGAAAGGATATCTATAGCGTATGACATTAATATTAAATCATGGTAGTATGGGGAGTCGTATGGATGGTTGGTATACTGGTCGCAATAGTGACTTGGTACATCTACTATATACTAAAGATGTCATTTATGGAGATGAACGATGGGAGCGATGACACCACCAAGTAGGAAATCCTGCTACAATTTTAGAGTTACGGAGATAAATCGTGTTGTTGACGGCGATACTATTGATGTCACCATTGATCTTGGGTTTGACTTATACAAGAAAGAAAGAGTTAGAGTTGCAGGAGTTGATACGCCAGAGAAAAGAACAAGAAATCTGGAAGAAAAGGCATTGGGAATAGATGCTACTAATTGGTTAAAACAAAAACTTGAGGATACTATTGATGGAGAATATGAACTTACTATACGAACTGAACTTAAAGGCGGGGTTGGTAAGTATGGTCGCTTGCTTGGTTGGTTATATGTGGGTGATGAGGAAGTTTCATTAAATGAAGATATGATTGAAGAAGGATATGCTTGGGCATATGATGGGGGTACAAAACAAAAGAACTTCGAGGAACTTCGTGAAATACGAAGGTCTTTCGGTACACTTAATGAATAACTATTATGAAAAGTAGAATGATTGAAGCTCTCAAAGCATCCGCTAATGGAGAGATCAAAAAACACCTAGTTAATATTGATGTTTACTTACACAATCCTGTTGGTATTGGTGAGCACTCTAATATTATGGCAGCAGTTGAGCAAGAACTAGATGGTATTGCGAAACAAGATGATAGATTAGAAGCATTAGAAAAATATGTAGAAGGAAGAGAAAAGAACAACTGTTTCAAATACTCATGAACATAGAAGATCCTATTGATGATTGGAATATCCATTTAGAGATTGGCATTACTGATGCTAGAACAATGCATCGTCTAATTACTTTTGCTCTAGAGAATGGATACGACAAGGATGATAAAGTATATCTAGAGGAAATGAAGAGTCAATTTTATGCTATGTTATTAGAATACTCTTTTACTCATATAGATCATGAATGACATAACCATATTCATATTTGGTATTATGTTTGCATCAGTTGTTGGTGCAACCTTTGCATTTATGTGGAGGATGACAGGTGCTGTATTAGAAGACGTAAGGAAACCACAGAAAAAAATGCATCCTGAGATGAAAGAGGTGCAAGATGGCGATGAGTTATTGGTGTTTAAGGGATTAGAAGACCCTGACGATAAATAAGGTATGGCAACTAATGATGTATATCTAGGTAATCCCAACCTAAAGAAGGCGGGTACACCTATACAATTTACAAAGAAGCAAGTACAAGAATGGATCAAATGTAGAAAAGATCCAATATATTTTGCTACCCATTATATAAAAATCATCTCACTTGATGAAGGTCTAGTTCCTTTTGACATGTATGATTTTCAAAAAAGAATCTTACAGGACTTTCATGAAAATAGATTTAACATTGCTAAACTCCCTAGGCAAACAGGTAAAAGTACTACTGTTGTGGCCTACCTTTTATATTACGCTATCTTCTATGACAGTGTTAATATTGGTATACTCGCTAACAAAGCTTCAACTGCAAGGGAACTACTCGGAAGACTCCAACTAGCATACGAAAATCTACCAAAGTGGATGCAACACGGTATTTTAGTATGGAACAAGGGTAATGTCGAACTCGAAAACGGATCAAAAATATTGGCTGCTTCTACGTCTGCTAGTGCAGTTAGAGGTATGTCCTTCAACATTCTATTCCTTGACGAGTTTGCATTCGTCCCTAACCACGTCGCAGAACAATTCTTTGCATCGGTATATCCTACTATTACTTCTGGTAAATCAACTAAAGTCATAATCATATCCACTCCTAATGGCATGAACCACTTCTATAAGATGTGGGAAGATGCTAGAAACGATAAGAACGGTTACATAACAAACGAAGTTCATTGGTCACAAGTACCTGGCAGAGATAAGAAGTGGAAAGAAGAGACAATAAAGAATACATCTAAGAGACAATTTGCACAAGAGTTTGAATGCGACTTCTTGGGGTCTGCTGATACACTTATCAGTCCAGCAAAATTACAATGCATTCCGTTCAATGACCCAATTAATTCAAATGCAGGACTTGATGTTTTTGCGAGAGCAGAAGAGGATCACGAATATATTATTACTGTTGATGTTGCCAGAGGAATTGGTGGCGACTATTCTGCTTTCATCGTGTTTGATATCACCACTCTCCCGTACAAGATCGTTGCGAAGTACAGAAATAATGAGATTAAACCTGTACTGTTTCCCTCGGTCATCTTTCAAGTAGCAAAGGAATATAACAATCCTTATATACTTGTTGAGGTAAATGACATAGGAGACTCGATAGCAGCAACACTTAACTATGATCTAGAATATCCTAACGTACTCATGTGTGCTATGAGAGGTAGGGCAGGGCAGATAGTAGGACAAGGATTCTCAGGAACAAAGACACAGTTAGGTGTTAAGATGAGTATTACTGTCAAGAAAATTGGATGTGCCAATCTAAAAGCAATTATAGAAGAAGATAAATTAACGTTTACCGATTTCGATATTCTTCAAGAACTTACTACATTCATACAAAGAAAGCAAGCATGGGAGGCAGACGAAGGTTACCATGATGATCTTGTTATGTGTATGGTATTGTTTGCATGGTTAGTCATGCAAGACTACTTTAAAGAAATGACTGACCAAGATGTCAGAAGAAGAATTTATGAAGAACAACGAAATCAAATAGAACAAGACATGGCACCATTTGGTTTTATAGATGATGGTCTAGGAGATGATACATTTGTGGATGCGGATGGATCTTTCTGGTATGGAGATAAAGAAGAAACAGTTGATTACATGATTCCTGATCTGTGAAAAAGAAAAAGAAATGCAAAAAATGGAAATGTTCAAAATATAAAGGAAAAAAATGTAACTGCGGTAGAATACTATGATGGATCTTGATAGTCAATTTGAGTTAGAACATTTACTATTCAAAGATAGAAGATGTAGAACTTGTAATCAGATCAAGAATCTACTGGAAGATTTCTACATGTCAAGAAAACAAAAGAAAGGTTTACCATCTGCATATTCTTACGAGTGTAAGGACTGTACAATCAAAAGAATAGTAGCAAAAAGAAAGAGTAAAAAGAAAATAAAGGAAGGTCACTATCCAGACTGGTAGGTTGTTCGTGTGTTGTTTCCCCTGTGGAGGGATAGAAATATCTAAATACTTCTAGATAAAATGATATCTTAGAGGTAAAATTAAATGGCAAGTCAAGTCTCGCCTGGTGTTGTTATTAGAGAACGTGATCTATCTACTGGTGTCTTGGTTGGTGTTTCTGGTCTTCGTGCTGGATTTGCATCATCATTTCGCAGTGGACCTGTAGGCAAAATTACAAATATAGGATCCGAAAGAGAATTAATTGATATCTTCGGAGCACCAGCTGAGGCTAATGCTGGTGACTGGTTAGTAGCATCTGAGTTCCTCCGCTACGGTGGACAACTCTCTGTTGTTCGTGCAGAAACTGGTGTACTCAACGCAACTTTAGATGGTTCAGCAGTATTAGTTGGATCAAAAGAAGATTATGATGCTGGTGCTGGTTCATCAGAAAAGTTTATTGCTCGTACTGCTGGTGCAGACGGAAATAATCTTCATGTTGTTATTGTGGACAAAGGTCCCGACTTTACAATTACAAAAACTGGACACGGTTTATCAGTTGGTGGTACATACACTGACGATGCTGCTGTTGGACATGAGGTTGTAGAAGTTGTTGACGCAAACACAGTTAGAATTATTCAAGGAACTGCTGCTCCTACTCCAGCAGCTGGAGATACATCCGCAGCATTTACTAACTCAGACTGGAACGCAACTCAAATTGGTACAACTGGTTTAACATATAAAGAAGTAGGTCCTAGACCAGGTAGTTCCGCATTTGCAACAGAACGCTACATCACAATGGATGAGGTACACGTTGCAATCGTTGATACATCAACTAACACAATTGTCGAGAGAATGACATATCTCTCTAAGATATCTGACGCTAAGTCTCCAGAAGGTTCTTCAATCTACTGGAAGGATTACGTTAACGAATTCTCTGGATATATTTACGCTGGTGCATTGACATCTGCTGAGTTTACTACATTAGGAGAAGATCCTGGTGGTGCTGTTGCTTCTTACGGTGCTACATCTGCTGCTCCTATTAAGATTGCAAGAATTCTTAAGACTGCTGGTGGAGCATTATCAGGTGGTACTGATGATTACGCATATACTACAGGAGAAATTTCTGCGGCATATACATTGTTCCAAGACACAGAAGAAACAGATTTAGACTTTGTTCTTATGGGTGGATCAATGGGATCAGAGGCAGACACTAAAGTTAAAGCTGGTAGTGTTGCTGCTGTAGCAAATACAAGAAAAGACTGCATCGCATTCATCTCACCATGGAATGGTGCTCAGGTTGCTACATCTGGTGGTTCCGCACTAACTCCTGCACTTCAGTTATCAAAGACTATTGATTTCTTTGAGAGTATTGGTTCTAGTTCTTATGTTGTTAAGGACAGTGGAATCAAATACACATACGATAGATTCAATGACAAGTATCGTTACATTGGATGTAATGGAGACATTGCTGGTTTATGTGTTTCTACTTCTACTATTGGTGACGACTGGATTTCTCCAGCAGGAACCGCAAGAGGTGGATTACAAAATGTAGTTAAACTTGCATTCAATCCTAACAAAGCACAAAGAGATGATCTTTATACTTCAGCAATCAACCCTGTTGTAGCATTTCCTGGTGCAGGTCCTATCCTATTTGGTGACAAGACTGCACTCGCTTCTCCATCTGCGTTTGATCGTATCAACGTAAGACGTCTCTTCCTTAACATAGAGAAGAGAGCAAGAGTACTTGCAGAAGGTGTATTGTTTGAGCAGAACGATAGTATAACTCGTGCAAGTTTCAACGCTGCACTTAGTGGATACTTAAGTGAAGTTCAAGCACGTAGAGGAGTTACAGACTACTTAGTTGTTTGTGATGACTCTAACAATACTGCTGAAATTATAGATAGAAATGAGTTTGTCGCAGAAATATATGTGAAACCAACTCGTTCTATCAACTATGTAACCGTGACTGTTACAGCAACGAAGACAGGCGTATCATTCGCCGAAGTCGTTGGTAGATAATTAAACAAGAGGTAAAAACAAATGGCAACTAACAACGTATCTTCGTTTCTCCAAGTCATTGGTCAAGGCGTTAAGCCTAATATGTTCACAGTGGACATCCAATTTCCTGCAGGATTCAGTGATGCAACTATCAATGATCTAGCAGGAGGAGAGTTAGCATCTGATGGTGCTGGCGTTCTTATGGGTAAAGAACTAACTTCTGTTCTTTGTAAGTCTGCAGCATTACCAGGATCAAACTTGGGTGTAATCGAAGTTCCTTTTAGAGGTAGAACAGTTAAGATCGCTGGTGACCGCACCTTTGATACATGGACTGCTACATTCTTTAACGATAAAAACTTCAAGATCCGTGCTCTATTTGAGTCATGGGCAAATGAAATCAATACTCACGCTGGTAACACTGCTGAGAGATTTCTTCCAGATGGTGGTGGAGATGGTTACATGGCAAATCTATTTGTCACACAACTAGAAAAAGATGATACAGAAGGTGGTTCTGCAATCAGAACTTATCAATTGCATCATTGCTTCCCAACTAATGTTTCTCAGATTGATCTTGCATATGACAGCAACGATCAGATTGAAGAATTTACTGTTGAATGGCAGTACTCATACTTCACTGCAGAAAAGGCAAAAGGCGGATCACAAGCACCAGCATCAACTAGGACTGAGATCGCTAACGGAAAAGTCATATAATTAACTCTGCTAAATATAAGTAAGAGCACTATTATGACTAGGTAGATGAGTCAATTATTTGGTTTCCAAATACAACGTAAGGAGGGAAAGAAGGGTCAGTCCCCTGTCCCTCCTAATGCTGAGGAGTCGATTGCTGTAGCAGCAGGAGGCTACTATGGAACGTATGTGGATACGGACAATCAAGCTCGTAATGAGTATGAGATGATCCGTCGTTATCGTGATATGGCACTACACCCTGAGGTGGATAGTGCAGTAGACGAAGTAGTAAACGAGTTTGTTGTGAGTGATGCTCATGACACTCCCGTTGAAATAAATTTAGATAATCTTGATGCTGGAATGGGTATCAAGAAGAAGGTAAGAGATGAGTTTGAATATCTCAAAAGACTTTTAAACTTTGACAATCGAGCACATGAGATTGTCAGATCTTGGTATATTGACGGAAGATTATATTATCATAAAGTTATAGACCTAGAGAATCCTAAGAAAGGTATTACGGAACTTCGTTATATTGATCCTATGAAGATCAAGAAGGTTCGACAAAAAATTGATCAAACACCAAAAGATTCTCTAGCACGTCAAGCAATAAAAGGTACAGCATTAGAGTTTGAGTACGGAACATTTGTAGATTATTACCTTTATAATCCAAAAGGTTTTTATAAAGGTGGTGTTTTAGGACCTGTTGGTGACATGTCATTGTCGCAAGGTGTCAAGATGGCAATAGATTCTATTACATTCTGCCCTTCTGGACTACAAGATTTAAACAAGAGAATGACTCTTGGTTTCTTACACAAGGCAATCAAGTCTCTCAATCAATTGAGAATGATCGAGGACTCTCTAGTTATATACAGACTTTCTCGTGCACCTGAGCGTAGAATATTCTACATTGACGTAGGTAACTTACCTAAGGTAAAAGCGGAGCAGTATCTCCGTGACGTTATGTCTCGTTATAGGAACAAGTTAGTATATGATGCTAACACTGGAGAGATGAGAGATGACAAAAAGCATATGAGTATGCTCGAAGACTTCTGGTTACCACGTAGAGAAGGTGGCAGAGGAACAGAGATTACTACATTGCCAGGTGGTCAGAACTTAGGTGAACTCAAGGATGTTGAGTATTTTAAAAAGAAATTATACAACAGTTTAAACTTACCTCCATCTCGTCTTACAGATGACAACAAAGGATTTAACCTTGGTAAGACAACAGAGGTTCTCCGTGACGAACTTAAGTTTACTAAGTTCATTGGTCGTCTCCGCAAAAGATTTAGTGAGATGTTCCAAGATATGCTTAAGACTCAACTCATTCTAAAAGGAGTTATTGCTCCAGAAGATTGGGAAGATATGAAAGAGCATATACAGTATGACTTCTTATTTGACAATCACTTCAATGAATTAAAGAACATTGAGATGTTTAACCAACGCATAGCAACTGTCACACAGATGGATCCTTTTGTTGGCAAATACTACTCCGTGGCACACATTCGTAAGGAAGTTCTTGGTCAAACTAATCGAGATATGAGAGAGTTAGATAAGGAGATGCAGCAAGAGATTGATGCTGGTATAGTTATGTCACCACAAGATGTCAATACATTTGACACTATGGATCGTCAGAACACTGCATTTGCTCCAGAAATTCAAGCACAACAGGCTGATGACGCTGTAGAAAGGGAGTTAGATAAGGAGAAACGTGCACCTAAACCACCACTTTCCGCATCTAAACCAACAAATAATAATAAATAATAAATGCTACAAGAATATTATGACTGAAAATACAGATGTTAACAAAGAACTTGGTGCTGTAGATATTGTCGATAAGATTGACAATAACCAACGAGCATCTGCAATTGATGCAATCCATGACATGTTATTTGGCAAAGCTTCTCAAGCAATGGCAGATTACAAGAAAGTGGTTGCTAATACATTCTTTGATGAACCAACCGAGACAGAGATACCAAGCAATGAAACTGATAACGGAAACGATTGAAGACGTTAAACTCATAACAGAAGAGAAAAACGGAAAGAAACTTCTTTATATTGAAGGAGTGTTCTTACAATCTGAGTTAAAAAATCGCAATGGTCGTATGTACCCCTTCGCTGTTCTTGACCGTGAGGTTAAGAGATACAATGAGGAGTATGTAAAATCAAAACGTGCTCTCGGTGAACTTGGACATCCCGATGGTCCTACTATCAATCTTGATAGAGTATCTCATAGAATTACTTCACTCAAAGCAGAGGGAAATAATTTTATTGGTAAGGCACAGATCCTAGATACACCAATGGGTAACATCGCTAAGAACTTACTTGGTGAAGGTGTTCAGTTAGGTGTTTCCTCACGTGGTATGGGAAGCATCGACAAAACAGAAAGTTGCAATGTTGTGCGTGATGACTTCATGCTCACCACTGCTGCAGATATAGTAGCAGACCCCTCCGCACCCGATGCTTTCGTTAATGGAATCATGGAAGGTAAAGAATGGGTTTGGTGTAATGGTATACTAAAGGAAACTGAAGTTGCTAAATATAAACAGATAATGAGTGACGCAAGTCGCCGTGATGTAGAGGCAAAAACGCTCCAAGTTTTTGAGCATTTCCTCTCAAATCTTTGATTCTATAAATAATTCATATCACTATACGGAAAATTATTAAGGTAAACTCTAATGTCAGATAAACTTAACGAAAAATTTGAAGAGTTTGCTACCGAGCAAAAAGTGACTATCGTGGAAGGCGACCCTATGCCGACTGTTTCCGCAAACGTCATACCAGGCACAGGTAGCGAACCATCTCAAGTTTCTGATGCACAGACATCAAATGGTACAGGAAAAGATCCTGCACCTAAAGTTGATGCTGGTCAATCATATGGACAATCTGCTCCTGCAGATTTAGGTGGTACATCCACAACTCCTAATGAGCATGATGATGATGGAGAAGACAATCCAGGTGCTAAGGCAGCCGCTCCTGTAGGAGACAAGGCAGCACAAAGCGATGGGTCTGCTCAAACATCTAACATTAGTGATGCTGGTGATATGGGTAAACAACCTACAGTTGGTGCTGATGCAGCATACGGAACTGGAACAGGTTCTCAGGTTACATATCCAATCAAACCATCATACGAAGACCTTGATGTCTCCGATGATGTCAACGCCCTATTAGAGGGAACAGAACTCTCAAAAGAGTTTGCCGAGAAAGCAAAGACTATCTTTGAAGCAGCAATCAAGGCAAAACTTTCTGAAGAGTACGACAAGCTTGTAGAACACTTTGCTACAGAACTCGAAAAGCAAGTAGATACTGCTAAGGCAGAGCTTTCCGAGGAAGTAGATGGCACAGTGAACTACGCCATAGGTCAATGGATGGAGCAAAATCAAGTTGCTGTTGACCGTGGAATAAGAAATGAGATCACCGAAGACTTCATTGCGGGTCTTAAGGGTCTCTTTGAGGAGCACTACATTTCTATCCCAGATGATAAAGTTGATGTGGTAGAAGGTATGGCTGACTCTATTCGTGAGATGGAAACCAAGCTTGACGAACAGGTCAAAGCTAATGTGAAATTACAATCCCGTCTAAATGAGACTGCAAAAACAAATATTCTGAATACTGTTTCAGAAGGATTGGCAGATACTCAGAAGGACAAACTCGCTGCACTCGCTGAGGGTGTTGAGTTTACAACTGAGGAGGAGTTCTCTAAGAAAGTGAAAACTATCAAAGAGTCTTACTTCACAGAAAAAACTGTAACACAAAGTGAAGTTGCAGACGAAACTCCAGTAGAAGGAGCATCAGATAAGGATATTAGTCCAGCAATGGCACAATACCTTGATGCTATGAATCGCTGGCAATAAATTATATCCCCCAATTTTTCTCATAAGAGCAAATGTTTAACTCAAAAGCTCTAACAGAAAAGTGGAACCCTGTTCTAAGTCATGAAGGTGCTGGTGCCATCAAAGACAATTATAGAAAGGCAGTTACCGCTGTTTTGTTAGAAAACACAGAGTCTCAACTTAGAGAAGAGCGTGGTATGATCAATGAAGCATCCAACACAGTTGGTGCCATTGGTACAAACGCACTCTCAGGTTCTGGACTTGATACAAAAACAGGCGGTCTAGCTGGTTTCGACCCAGTAATGATCAGCCTCATCCGTCGTGCTATGCCAAACTTGGTAGCATACGACATATGTGGTGTACAACCAATGAGCGGTCCTACAGGACTAATCTTTGCGATGAAGTCACATTATCAGCAAAATGGTGCAGCACTAAGAGCTGGTAACGAAGCACTTTACAACGAACCAGATGCAAACTTCTCAGGTAACTCACAAGGACCTGCAGCATTCAACGATCCTATCTCTCCTCTAGGAGACGGTGGTACAACAGATGCTAACCCAGGTTTACTTAACGATGCTACTGGTGGCGGTACAACTGCAGCTAACTA